GAGTACAAAAAGAAACTAGCCCGTCAAAAAAACGGATGCGCCATTTGCACCGAAGTATGCGGCTCAGGCAAGAGCCTTGCAGTCGATCACTGCCATGAAAGCGGAAAGATTCGCGGTCTTTTGTGCAGCAAATGCAATTTAGGTCTTGGTCTCTTTAGAGATGACATTATCTTACTTGTTGCAGCCAAAAGATATTTAACGAAATACAAAAAATCGCCATGCAAAAAACCAAAAAGGTCTCCATCCAAATCTCAGGCAAGAAGTGGACGATAGAGTTTGGGAATCCCGGCACGACAAACGGAACCCCCGACGACGCGGTTTGTATCTACGACGAGCGCAGAATTGTGCTTCGTAGGAAGTCGAAAGGGAGTCTCCTGAACTGTACCGCACACGAAATCATCCACGCTCGGTGCCCAGACCTTGAGGAAAGCGCCGTCCACGACTGCGGAGACCTGATTGACGAAGCGATCAATAAAGTTTTAGAAAATCTGGTTGATTGACGTTTTTCATCTTTACACTTTGTCCTACTAACCTTATTTTCCAACTCATGAGCTGCGACTGTAATTCTTCCAACGGCAACGTATATGGACATGTGTGCCGTCAAGACATCCCATATCCAAATATTTCGCACGAGTCGGTACCATCGATGATGGACAACCTGATTACCTCGCTGTACGGGGTTTTCACGAAGTCTGTGGTGAATGGTCGTATAGTTTGGAATATTCCTTGCGATCCAGTGACCTCACCGGGTGAAATTTCGTGGCTTCCACGTGAAGAGGGCGAAGGATTTCTGTGCTACATGCTGCGAGCATTCAACGCCGTATTCCCTGCAGCAGTCACTCTGGATGGGGTTCAAACACTCACCAACAAGACTCTTATCGCTCCAGTTCTTACTCTACCTACTGGCATCGTTGCTTCTGACATCGGTGCAGGAGCATTTGGTGGGTCAGTAACTCTTGCTGCTACCCAATTAACTGGCATTGTTCCAAACGCAAATACCACATCAACTAATCTGGCGTCCCCATTGTCCATTGTTGAGCGTGACGCTTCTGGAGACTTTGCTGCTGGAACAATTTCTGCAGATCTCATTGGAGATGTCACGGGAACCATTACTGGAAATGTGATCGGAAATGTCACGGGCAACGTGACAGGAAATCTTACTGGAAATGCTTCTACCACAACTCTTGCAACACGAGCTGCTGGATTGACAGAAGGCACTACTGGAGCGATTCCTTACCAGTCTTCAGTTGGAAACACTACATTCCTTACCGCAGGAACTACTGGACAGATTTTAACTCAGGGAGCTGGTGTTCCTGCATGGTCAAACTCATACAAGGGCACTATCACGAACGACTCCGCTCCCGCTGGATATGTCGGAGAATTTGTGACTAGCACCTTGGCCTCTGGAAGCGCTGTCACACTCACCACAGCGACCTCGGCCAACATAACCAGCATCTCTCTTACTGCTGGAGATTGGGACGTGTTTGGAAGCACAGCCTTTATACTTACTGCAGCCACTTCTACCTTTGGAAATCTTGGGTATATCGGAGGTATTAGCACGACTTCAAACACTTTGGGAACTCAGGATACATATTTCAATTATCCAGTAGATTTGACTACCAAGACTGGGTCATTCAATTTTTCTAATCCACAAGTGAGAATATCGATCGCTTCTACAACCACTGTTTATCTTGTTGGACAAGCCACTTTCTCAACAGGGGGCACTTCTGTTAAAGCATTTGGAACTATCTCAGCCCGTCGCGTCCGTTAATCTACACAAATTATGTCCTACTCATCCGCACCAGTTGTCCTTCCTGAAGGTTTTTATGACCTGAGCGAGAAGATTGTCGCCCACCCATTGATTGAATCCGCAGAAAAAGCGGAAGAGACCGAGATGGCAGAGAACAATCTCCACTATCCTTGCTTGTACTTCTCCAACGCGCCTGAAGGTCTCAAAGATCTTCCGAAGGAAGGAACTGCAGTCATTCATTACAAAAAAGTAATGGAGCGCACCGAAAAGGTAGAACGGTCAGGAAAGACTCTTACGAACTACTGCATCGAGCTTGAGATCCATGGGATTAAACCTTCCAAGGACTCCGCCACTTACGAGACCAAGGAAGTTGAACCCGACGATGAGGACGCCATCGAGAAGGGCTTAGAAGAAGCGTCAGAAGAAACCTCAACCGAAGATTAATACCATGCCCTCAGACCCATCCATGCCCCCTACGGAGGCTCCTACCCCATCTCCTGTTCCTGCTGGTGTACCAGAGGGCATCGCCGCTCCCATGGGCGGAGGATCCGTGATGATGCAGATGCCGAAGAGCGCTTTTGATGAGCTCGCAGATATTGCTGCGATGCTTGCAGACGCTTTGCAACGTGCTCGTGGCCAAGTTGATTCTGAAGCGGCTGTAGCTCAAGCTCCCGCTCCTGAAGGAATGGTTCCAGAAGAGATTCCTGCTGAGATGGCTTCTGCAGATGAGCAGGATCTTGCTATGTTTGCTCAAGAGCTCAACAATCGCGGAAAGTAAAAATTAAAAATTATGTTCGTCTCAGAAATCTTTAGCGAGGCGGCTGAGATTTTAGGAACAACCGACGAAAGCAGGGTATTCCGAAAGCTCACTCAGGCCGTGCAGGCTCTCATGGAGAGTGGACACTGGTTCCACACTACCCGTGAGGTCGATGTCTGCACTGGTTGGGATGGGTTTACAGTCACGCTACCGAAAGACATTGAAGTTCCATTGGCTATTAATATGGACGGATCTCCGTCGTATTTTCGCGGAAAACTTTTTCAGTATCACGTAAATCAAGGCGGAAGATTCGAGTCGGTAAATTGGGCGTGGGACGATCGGGGATTCGTTGCTACTCAGATGGATATTCGCCAGCCAGCGCAGGTCATTGCGGTAGCCGAGAGCGACGCAGATGTTGGTGCAACTTTAAGACTTGTCGGAACCAACCAATGGAATCGCGATCTGCGATCTCAAACTGCGGATGGGACTGGAGTTGATGGAATCATCATCCCAGTTCACAGTCTCAGTGATTTTACTCGCGGAACTATCATTCCTGATGGCAATACAATTGTAACTCGTGAAGTAGCAGTCACTCCGATTACTAAGTTTGAGTCCACGACTCCTCATCAACTTGCATCTGGTCAGGGTATGATTCTTTCTACCGTTACTGGAACAACTCCGACTGGGATCACTGATTCCAATCAGTACTACGTTGGAGTAGTTAATCCAACTACGATTCAGCTTTATAGCGACCCTCTTTACGCAAAAAGCGGAACCTATCCGATTGCTTTGTCCAATATTACTGATGCTGGAACATTAAGACTTACTGATCAGAGGACTGCAAACTTGGTGACTTCCATAGAATTGTCCTCTCCGCCAACGATTTCATTGAGTGTAGGGAACCCTGTAACTTTTGAGGGAGCAATTTTACCAAGCCCCTTGGTAGAAGGAGTCACGTACTACATAAATTCGTTGGACTCTACAAATTTCCAAGTCTTCCTAAGTCTTTCAGACGCACAAACTCAAACGCGTCCAATTTATCTTACTGGAACTTCTCTGACATTTTCCATGTACATCAGGAAGCCAATTGCTCCGATTACGAAACTTACTTTTTCAGTTCCTCACTACTATTCAACTGGTGATTTGGTACAAGCTAGTACAAACGGTGGAACTCTCCCAGAACCTCTTGTATTGTCTCAGAATTATTACGTCTACGTGATCGATGACTTGACGGTAACTCTGCACGTATCGAACTCGGATGCTTTGTCTGGAATTAATCCAATTGTGTTAACTACTGCAGGAACTGGTCAAAACTCTTTGGCAAAACTAATCCCTGCAACAGTTGCAATTGGAACTACAAGTAACGTGCTAGCTACTGGAGTTGGACTATCTCCAGCAACTGGATCAGGAGCAACGGTGAGAGCAAATTTAACAGGCCCTGTTACAAATATAACAGTTACTGCTGGAGGATCTAGTTATGGAAGTGTTCCGTTAGTTACTTTTGATAGCACAGGAGGAACTGGGTACGTATCAACACCAAGTGTTCAACTTGTCGGTAGTACTGGAGTTGGAGCGGTTTTTACTGCAAATATTGCGGGAGGTAAAATTACATCATTCACTAGAGTGTCTGGCGGAAGTGGATATACATTTGCTCCAACCGTAGTCATTAGTAATGGCGGAGGATACGGAGCCGCAGCACATGCTGTAGTAGTTGCTGGAGCTGTCGATTCTATCGTACTTGACCCAGTTGGATCTGGAGTTACCGCACATGCGTTGATCAATTCAATTACCAATGTGGTCACAAACATAATTATTGATGACCCCGGTCAAGGCTACCAATTTCCACCACGAGTAACTATCTCAGGAGGAGGTGGAGCAGGTGCAACCGCCACATCCACATTGACAACTTCATTTATTGAGAGCTACACAGTGCTCACTAGAGGATCAGGATACTTGTACCCACCAGCAGTATCCATCGTTGGTGGCGGAGGAACTGGAGCAGCAGCAACCGCAGTAGTCCAAGGTGGTGAAGTAGTTTCAATATCTGTAATCTCTGAAGGTACAGGATACTCTGCTGCTCCATCGGTCAATCTTGTGTCTTCTACTGGAGCTTTTGTTCAATTTACAAGTACTGGAACTCTTCCAACACCACTAGTTCAAGGAACTACTTACAGAGCTGATGCTCCGTTGTCTGCTAATGGGTTTACAGTTGTTAACGCTGACTTTAGCCCCGTGAATATTACTTCTCTAGGAGCAGGAACCTTGTATGTGGTTATTTCAAGAACTTTTGGAGTTACGTTTACAAACGACTGGACTGGAGATTTCTCAGCTACTCCAACTGGAACTGCAATCTACTTCGGAACTGATTACTTGCTGCCAGTTACGTCTCCACCAATTGATTCAAGTACTGAATTTTGGTTGAGAAGGTTGACTAATGATACGGCTCAAGTTTTTGACACAGAAGCTCATGCTAATGGAACTGGTGCTACTGGAAAAGTGATCATTACCCAATTTGGAACTGGTCAATCGTATTATGCAATTAAGCAAACTGCTCAAGCAGTTCCTTACAACAATCAGTTAGCTGTTAGCAATATTCAATATCTTTCAGACGGACAACGAGTTAAAGTTTCTACAACTGGGACTCTTCCAGCACCTTTGGAAGACGATATCGAGTATACTATAAAAATTGTAGACTCAAACATTGAGCTTTATGAAAACAATCTACTAGTAGATTACACAACTCTTGGAGTGGGAGAGTTAAAAATTAATATCGTCAGAGATTTCACAGTAGTTCCAGCGACTACACTTACTTTGAACAATGCTTTTTACAATACTGGAACTGAGGTTATTGCTAGGGCGTCTGAAAATGACGTACTACCAACCCCCCTTCTTCCAGATACTTCGTACTTCGTCAGGTTCTTTGATAACAATGAAATTGAACTGTACGACACTTTTGCACACGCTTCTGGAACTGGAACTACTGGTCGCATATCGTATACAAAAACTGGCAATTCACTTGAGAGCAGTTTCTTTGTTGATGCCATAGAAGACATAACACTTGTAAAAGCTATATATCACGTCGAAAAGCCAGTCACTCAAGGATATGTCAGCTTGTACGCTTACGATTACGGACGCAGCAACGACATGACTCTTATTGGTCAGTACCATCCGACCGAAGTTAATCCTAAGTATCGTCGAGTACGTCTTGGATCCGCCTGCTCTTGGGCTAGAATCATTTATCGAGTCAAGGCACCTAAAATAACAAGCATGTTCGATTACATTCCCGTTGAGCAAGAACGCGCCCTGATCGCTGCGGTTCACGCGGTTGATCTTGAGGATAAAGATTTTATGGATCAGGCCACCAAGTACTGGGCAATGGCTCTCAACTATCTCAAGAACCAACAGAATAGCATGGACGGACACGCCTTTGTTCCTCCGCAAATCAACAACATCACGTACGGAGATGGAACAGATCCCGTGATGTTCTAGTCCTATGAAATCACCGAATGTTACATCGGGTAGAGTTGAGAAGGTTACCGCTGGGTGGACTAAGGGAATAAATAGCGTTAGAAACCCATGGAACCTTTCAGCTGATCAATTAAAATGGGGCGTTAACGTAACCGTTCGTGGAGGGATTGCACAGACTCGTCCCGGTCAAGGGATGAAGTTGTCACTCCCGCCGGGCAACCTCCAAGGAGGCTGTTTCTTCGCCTCAAACAAGCAAGCCAAGGCCGCTAGCACGTCAATCTCTAGCGGAAGAACTTCTACCGTTAGTGCAACCATCTACAACTACGATGGCACTACTTCTTTTGAAGAAGAGTTGCCCTATATTGTATTTGCAGTTGGAGGATCCGTTTACTTTGCTCCATTTCCACTTGTTCAGCCTAAAGATTGGAACGACTACAAGTTGAAGAATATTTCTCTTAGCCCAGACGTTAAGGAATTTGTTTTTACTGTAGCTACTCAGACCGCAACCCTTAGTGCTGGTGGAGACGTAACCGTCACTCCTTCTAACCGCGTTGTGATCATACAGGACGGAATAAGTGCTCCAGCGTATTGGGACGGATCCGACAAGAATGGCGGACAGGAGAGCAAGATTCCCGTTGGGTACTGGATGTCGTTTTCAGGAAACAGACTCTGGGTTGCAGCTAAGAATATCGTATTTGCTTCCGACATTGGAAATCCATTTTCTTGGACTGAAAGAACCGAAGGAGCTGGCAGGGGAGACTTTTCGTTCCCGCGCACAGTCACTGCACTTGTCGATTATATCGGTCAGGACAATGATACCAAGTTAATCGTATTTACAGATAGAGCTACATACTCGCTGTCTAGTGGAATTCTCGATAGATCTCAGTGGGCAACTACTGCAAATTTCCAAAAGACTCTTTTTGCTACAATCGGCTGCATAGCTGGTAAGTCGATAGCATTTCAGGCTGGTCTCATGTGGTGGTACTCACGTGGCGGGCTAATAAATACAAACGTAGCTGCTGGCGTGTATGTTTCTTCTCAGGCGCTATACAAGGACGTTGAGATGGCCCGCGTGAAAAGATACATGCCATCCAACATGTCGAGTATCTGTGCGACTTCATTTGAGAATTACCTTCTTTACTCCATCCCTTACCTAGAAGCACTTCCTAGCGCGACTATGGTTCTCGACTACGCTGCGGCAAGTGAATTGACCCAGAGTGAGATTCCAGCTTGGGCTGGAGTGTGGAATGGAACGCGTCCTATTGAGTGGGTGTCGGGAACTATTGGACAACAGCCACGCTTGTTCCATTTTTCAGTCGACTACGTACCTACAAACGATGGTTCGTACAACCACCTTTGGGAATCCTTCCTTCCAGAGCGAGTCGATAGTTATTTACAGATTAATCCTGATGGATCCACTACGACGAAGTACTCAAGGATCTATTCTCAGGCCGAGACAGCGCTTATGGGCGACGGCATGGATCTCAAGCAGATCAAGTACGGAGAACTAGACTGCTCTCAGATCGGTGGAACGGTTGACCTTCGCGTGTCGTACCGAGGAAGCAAAGGCGCGTACCAACCCATTCTTAATACTCGTTTCCTAGCGGTTACCGACGACTATCAGTTCGACAAGACTCCGCAGGCCGAGAAGATTGCTGAGTACGGAATTCTAAGGACGCAGCATCGACGTGTATCGACCGAGTCGGTGCAACGCTTAGACGTAAGTTCTTGCGAAACGAGATACTCTTCCGACGTGGACAAGGCGTTTAGTCTACTCGTCGAGTGGTGCGGAGAGCTGGGACTAGAAGCTGTTCGTGTGTTCATGGATCCATGGCAGGAGATGTCTGTTGGAATTCCGCAGTCCGACGAAAAAGAATCCTGCATCATCCACGAGGATGGGACTTACTCCCTCGTTGAACTTGAGGAGAGTCCTTATGAGGTTGCAAATTACAACGCTCAGTCGTGGTTTGCCACTCAGACACAAACAATCACATTACCCTGCACAAGTGGCCTTGGATTCGATGTTTCAGCAACTGCCACCGCGTCTGCGGAATCGTTTGTCTCATTGGCGGACGCAACTCAGAAAGCAATAACTCTGGCAGCACAAGCAGCATCTGCAGCAGCACAAAAGTATAGGCAACAGAACCCCTGCTAATCATGCCAACGATTCAGGATGCCAATACCAAGATCACAAGTTTCCCAAACAAATTTGTGAGTCCATGGGGAAATGATGCGATCACTCCATTTTACTCGTCCATGCCTCTAAAGACGCCAGTAGAGGGATGCTTGGAGTGCATCGTTTGTGGAACTTCAGTGGACAGGACTCAGATTGTGGCGGACGAAAACTTATCTAGAGTTCAAATTACCAACACGTATGTTCCGTCTGAAATTTTTACTGGATCAGAGGGAGACCAAGATTGGGGCAATATTTTAAATTGGACTGATAATAATGGAGCTCAATCCACACTACTTCCCAACGATCTTTCAGAAGTAGAAATTCAGTCTAGTATTTCCACTAATTCAAGTGGGACTACTGGATATTGTTACTCTTTGACAACCTCAAATAATGCTTCTATTTCAGGCACATCTATTAACTGCATACAAGAAGCAACATTCAATGGAAGCTCAACTTGCATGGGATTTGACCCAGAGTTTACTTTAACTTCTCCAATAACTTATTTTAAAGATGAGTCGTTTTGTAATGGGAATGTTTTTGGAGACGTTGTTTTCAGTGATACTGCTGTGATGAATGGATTCATTGGAGACCCCGGCGAAGAAATCTATGTTGAGATCCACGGAGACGTAATTTTTACAGAGAACTCTGAAGCCAACTACGGAAAAGTTTTTGGAAACGTAGACGTGTACTCACCAGCTCAAAATCCAATTTGGCTTACTGAAGTTACTGGTACAATAACCTACCACGGGTATTAAAATATCATGCCATCCATCCAGACAGCATCGATTCCAGTGACGTCATTCCCCAATGAGTTTGTGTCGCCTTGGGGCAATGACGAGGTAATTCCCTTGTACTCGTCTGTTCCTCTTAAAACTCCTGTTGTAGGTTGTTTGCCTTGTGTGGTTTGCGGAAATTCTAATACTCGGTATCAGATTATTTCTGGAGCTGATCAAAACCAATCAGGATTCCTAGCAGGATCCCAATCAGGATCCCAACCTATATTAACTATCTCACAGCCGGGAATTTGGTTTTCTGGATTTATAACCCCATCCAACAAATATCAGACCGCTGTTTTATTCGATTGGGACACGTGTTTATTTAGTGCTGGAATTTTAGACTATTCGGAAACTCCACTTTTAGCTGATGGAAACTCTCTCAATTCAGTTCCATGGTTGGTTGATGGACATGTAAAATTAAAAGCAGTTGGGGAAGATGTCGGAGAAATTATAGAATCTACTGGAGGATATGCATCTTTGTATCCAGTAGGAACGACTTTGCCAATTTCCAGTATTTTTAACGAAAATAATTATCCACAGATAATCGACGACACTCATAGGTCTCTTGAGGGAGGCCCATTTTGTGGTAATCCAACTGGTGCTTATGTGCAGTGTGCCCTCTACTAAATTTTTATAAAAAATCTATGAAATCCCAAGTCACCTACAAACTCGTACCGCACGGCACTCAGGAGTTCCAACAGCTCCAGACCTTTGCAAAATCCTTCGACCATAAAATTGTCTTACATCCTCAGATAAATGTTTACGCACACTACAGAGATGATGTATGTTTTGGATATTCTGACCACGTTTATATACCGACCGTGTACCCCGCTTTCCATCCAGCACTGACCAAGGCCAAGGACGTCATCCAAGTGATGTCCGACTGGCGTGCTCACGTGCAGCTCTCAGGATCCACGGGTTTTATTGGAGTTCCATCTCCTGATCACAGCGGTCGTGCAAACTTCCCTCAAACCATCATGGAAAAACTAGGGCTCACGCGCTTGGAGCGTGAAGTCTACAGCCTCTAAACATCATGGGCGGAACACCAGAAATTCAAGCGCCAGACACCAAGCCCATGTGGGCGTCTCTGCAGATGCAGCAGAGCGGTCAGAATCAAGCGATGCAGAATCGTGCTGACCTGCTCAAGTACATGTCTCAAATTTCTCCTGCAGTTTCCTACACCGACATTTGGGGTCAGAAGGGTGCAGCGAATGTGGCGAAGGACGCTGCGGAAATCAATTATCGAAATCAACAGGCAATGCAGAAGGCGCTCGATCCTCAAGGATTTCAGATCGCTGAGGATACCCGCAACCGCGTTGCTCAAATGGTTAGCCCAGCAGGTCAGAAGGCGCTGGCGAACCAGCAGTTTGCACAGCGCACGTTGCCGGGCATGTACGGCACTGGTCTCGACCCGCGCAGCACGATTTATGGAAGCGGATTGTTCGATTCAAACACGCTTCAGGGGCTACAACTCCAGCAGCAATTGGCCAATCTTGGTCAAGGATACAGCGCGGCCAATCCAGCTCCGAAAGTTGGCCTTGATCCCGGCATGGTCGCCTCCGTCGCCTCTCAGGAGGGAGCACGAGCTGCGGATCGTGCGAATGCATTCACACAGAATATCCTCCAAGGCGCTGGCAACCTTCAACAGGGCTACGAGGCTGGAATGAACAACCTCTACAGCAATATTGGACAAGCGGTGCAGACCAGTATGGCCAATCAACTTGCCGCACAACAAGCAAGCCTAGCTGGACAGTCTCAAACTACAGGATCGATGTATCAGGGTCTTGGTGCTCTTGGTGGCGGGATTCTTGGATCCTTCGCAGGCCCACTAGGAACTGCTGCTGGGAGTTATATTGGGAAATCACTTGGTGGAATGGCGGGTGGACAAAGTGCAGGACAAGCTACTGGATTTGGAAGATAATTTAATTGCGTCTGCACTCTGTTTGTCTTACAAATTACCACAAATTTAACCACAACCTCTAACCAACTAAAATATCATGGGCGGCGCACCTAAAATTGTTCAGCAAAAAGACAACTCAATGGAAATGATGGCGATGATGCAGCGCCAGCAAGAAGCAGCTGCAGCCGCTGCCCGTGAGGCACAACGTCAAGCTGCAATTCAAGCTCAGAATCAAGCTAACCAACAGATGGCCAACCAAAGTCAGCAGGCTGTTGGTCAATACTTGAGCCAGCAGAATCAACTTCAAAAGGGGCAAGATCTTGCCGCAATTCAGGCCGCTTCCTCCGCAGCACTTGGTGCTGGTGGAGCTGCTACTGGTGGTGGTTTCGACATCAACAAATCCAAGGAGCAGGCTCTCTCCAATCTAGGAGCAGCTTCTAGTCAACTTTCCCCAACGGCTTACAACCAAGCTGGAGGTGGTGGATCCACGATGAATCCAGCACTTGCTGGTCAAGCCGCGACGGTAAATCAGACGTCTCAAGCCAATCAATTCACCATGCCTTCGATGGCGGGGATCACTTTCGGAGGATCCTAGTCTCCTCCGTTAATGGCTTACGACACCTCTGGTTTTAATTTGAATTTGGGTCAGGAGCAGGCAATTGTGCCTTCTCTTGCGAACCTCGCTCCGTACGCTCCCAACTTCCAAGGGATGGCGTGGAAGCCCGCCAATATTCAAGCTCCAGACGTTTCGGAGGCCAAGGGAATCGGCGCTGCGTTAAGCTCGATCGGAGAAGGAATCAAAGTTGCCTACAAGTCTGCACAAGACGACAAGAAGGAACTACGAAAGTACGCTATAGAGAGCGCCAAACTTGCTGCTGCTGAAAACAAAGAAGCCATCAGGGAGGCGAGAGCTCAACAGAACCACGCCGATTCCATGGCCATGCAAGCGGCGAACCTCGCTGTCTCTCAGGGGCAATTGAGCCTAGCACAACAAAAGCAAGCTGATAAGACGAGTGGAGCTGGTAATTACGACGAGTATCTCACTCCTGAAAATGTTGAAGCTAACGCAACTGGAGACAGGATTGAAGGTGTGATGCAGGGCATTAAGAAAAAAGAAACTCCTCAGTACTTTCCAGAATCGAAACTTGAACTCGGTGCTCCTGCGCCTCCAGTCGATGAGTCTGGCGGTTTGTCTTTTGACAGCGGAAATAATCTTGGATCTTTGACCGCTCCAGTAGCCATGCCCGCAGATCAGCGGTACGCTGCACTTCAGGACATCGGATCAAGCAGTTCGCCATTTAACGTAGCCAGTGCTGATGGTGCGGGGATGAATGCTCCAACGCCTGATCTCCCGTACTCGCTTCAGGGAGGAGTGCCTAAGCCACTCGCAGACGTTCAAGTTCCTAGCACGAGGGAGCTTTATTCTAGCTCTGGATTTACCCCCACTCCTATCCCAACCTATGGAACTACTACGCAGGAAACTCCTGCAGTTGCAGCTACCCAGCCTTCGCGGTCTCCGATCGTGGCGTTCCCTATCGCTGATCCCAAGGGCGGCGTGCTCGGTTACGCGTACTACGATAGGGCTTCCAGAAAGCTGATACCGGGTTCCTACGTAGCTGAGACAAAGGCTTCAAACATTTCTCCCGCTGGCTTCCAAGTTCCAGAGGGACAAGTATTAAAGGGTATGACAATTTCTTCGGAAGGCAAGCCCAGCTACACCTATGGACTAGAGAAGGAAGGAAAAGCTGAAGCTCCGCTCCTGCAGGATCAGATGAAGATCTTGACCAACATCGAGGGTGCCAACTCCACCTTGAACAATATCGAGACGAAACTCAAAGAGATCGGTAGTTCTACTGGCCCGATTGTTGGAACTGCACGTGGGTACAATCCCTACGACGTCGTTGCCCAGTCGGTCGAGAACATGGTCAATAGTCTGGTACCGGGTCTCGCACGCGGTGTCTTCGGCGAGGTCGGCGTGCTAACCGATAGCGACGTGAAGCGTTACAAAGCGCTTATCCCCAACATGAGGACTGACCCAAAAGTCGCGCAGCAGATCATGAAGGATCTTCGTGAGAAACTAAACAGCACCAAGAAAGCCAACTTGGGAGTCTGGGAAAAAGCTGGCTACAACACGAAGGGGTTCCAAGAAACTGAACCGCCTGCAAAAAACGAGCTTCAGAAATTGGTGAAAGAAATTGATTCTGCCAAAGATCAAAACTCGCCAGAGATTCTCGCAAAAAAGAAACGAGCAACTGAACTTTACCTCTTGCAACGCAAATAATTTATTATGGGATTCCTTGAAGAACTGGATCAAAAATACCCTCAAGAGACCCCAAAGGAGGAACCCACTAAGCCTAGTGGTTTCCTTGGGGAGCTAGAGAGTAAGTACAAGGATGCTCCCGTGGAGCAGCCGAAGTCGTTCTTGAGTGATTTGGAGCAGAAGTACGACGTAAATCCAGACTCTCTACGCAGCAGGAAAGAGCGCGGCGAGCCGCTTTCCGAGGATCAGGAGCGAGTTATCTTCGACGCAGACCGAGCCCGCAGCCTTGGAGAACAAGCAGCTGCAACTGGCAAGGGAGTCTTTACTAGTCTCAGTGAGATGGTTCCCCAAGCATTTGAGGGATCGAAAAGAATCATAGGCGCTAACAAGGATCTTCTTAAAGAAATTGGAATCAAATACCTAGACGTCAATCCACTTGTTCCAGAGATTGCGGTCAACTACATCGCGGGCAACACGGCTGAAGACAGAAAAGATGCTCTGGAGAAGGCCGCTAAGAAAGAGTCGGAAACCGTCAGGTCATTGGCGTCTGGCGCAGTTCAGGCTGGTGAAGAAGTAATCAACGAGGCCGCACGTGGTGCGTTCTTCGGCACTCCCCTCACAGATCTCGTTCAGGAGTACCCCACTGGCAAATTGGCAGTCGAAGCCATGAAGGCTGGTGGCCCTGTAGGATTCGCCAGTGAACTACTGAGTCAAAAGATTTTTGGAGAACCGCTAGTTGACCTGAAGCCGATCACGAAGGACGAGTCGTTTTTGAGATCTAGACAGCGTGAAAGTATGCGCCAGCAGGAGCAGCAGGAGTACAAAGATCTGCCAGAACGAACCACAGCGGCGTTGGTGAAGCTAGCCGAAAGCTCCGTCGGTTCTGCGCTTGGCAAGTCTTTGGGAGTTCCTTCCGACGAGCAGTTCCAAAAGGACTTGGTTCAGGAGCTGAAAAACAACGCCATCGTCCCAGACAAGGACATTGCCATGATCGGCAATATGTTGAGTCCGCTCGACCCTACTTTTATCTTGGCTGGGCCGCTGGCTAGGGCGTCGTCAAAGGCGTTTGACATAGCATCGGGAGCTGGTCTGCGAGCTATTACCAAGCCGACGATTGCTGGAATGAATCCCCTCGAAGCGACTGGACGTGTGATACGATTCGGCGGAGAGGGCGCACAAAATGTTGCTAGAAAGTTCAGCGACTTCCTAACTGGGTCAGAAGACAGCTTCATCGGCAAGCTGGCGGATCCACTTGTAGCGGTTACCAAACGCCCCGGCATGATGGTCGAGGGCGCTGGACGTGCTCTCAGGGACATCGGACGTCAGATCGACGACGTCGGAGTACGCTCTCGTACGGGAATCATCGAGCGTGCTGGACAGGACGCACGTTCTGGAGACTTTATGCGTACGGTCTTCGGATCTGGCACCGAGAAGGCTCAGGCCAGAGCACTTAAAGCAGCCGAGAAGCTCGCTGGTGAGGGCGGAGAGGCTGGCGTTCCAACGTCAACACTAAGCTCAAAGCGACTAGCAGCCGCTAGAACTGCGGACTGGGTATTCAGACAGGCCGAAGCCATAGCGCGTTACGGAACGAGTGGTGCTGCCATCGGAACCGCTCTTGGACTGCCAGACATCGAGAACGCGGAGCAGCTTGGACAGGTGGCCACCACTGGAGCCATGGTCGGTGCTATCGGCGGTATGAGACTTGGGGAGAAAGGCGCAAAGATAATCGATCCTAGGGTTTCGCTGAAAGGAAAGATCGACGCTATCCTAGCGGATGATCCTGTCTCAAGACGCGCCGACGAGGACGCCGACATCGAGCGTTTCCGCAATACTGCATCTCCAGACATCATCAACAAGGCCGACGAATTGGGAAATATCAATTCCGTTCTGCAATCTTTTGATGGGCATATCCAGAATCTGACCGCACAACGCGACCAAGCAATTGCTCGTGGAGAAGGCGACGTCGCCGCTGGCATAGAGCTAGAGATTCAGAAGACCATTGCCAGCAAGGACGCGGTCTCCAAGATGACTCCAGACGCCGCGAAGGAGTACCAGCGTCGAGTTGATCTCACGCTCTCGGACGCGCTAGACCAAGCCAAAACCACTGGCGAGGCGGTGGGTCTCAACAACATCGAGATCAAGCTGCTCTCTCCAGTCGAGATGCTGGGTCACCTTCGAGACAAGTGGGGATCGACCCTGACAAACGCGGAGTACGTTCTCCAGTCTCTGGCAGGCAACAACGACCTGAGCGACGCGGATCAGCAGAAACTCAATCAGGCGCAGGAGACTGTCAATCAGTTCAACGCGATGTATCAGACCGCCATGGGACAGCGGGGATATGCCATGTCTGAGAACACGTATTCGGACAGCCCCATGCATCTGCGTCCAGCGAATCTCAAGACTCCATCGGTCGTCATCAACTCCGAACTGGTGAAGAGCCAACTCGGAAACAATTTGTACGGAACCCTGCGCCACGAGATCGATCACGCGCTTAGAAACTTCAAAGAAGTAAGGGCGATGATGGGCCCGCTTGAGGAGTACTTGTTTGGCAAGAAGGTTCAGAACGCTGATGGAAGCATCACCGAAATATCGAAAGGAATTTACGACGACGCGGCGATCGATCGCATGGGCGATTACTACGCGGATCTTTTGGGCGGAGACAAGTGGAAGGCTGGATTTGCTACAGAAGGTCAGTACAGGGACTACATCAAGGAAGAGATCCTAGCTGAGGCCGCTGGCCTGTCCTCCAACACGGCCAACCTTCGCGCTGACTTGGACTCGCCCGGTCAAGCCTTCGTCGATTGGGCCGCTACCGCCAACAAGAATACTTTGATCGGAAGGATCCGCGACGCGCTCGGTCTCAAGGGCGTGCTGTTAGACGAGTCGGGAGGAATCTCCGACATCCTCGGAGAGACGCTCTCTCCAGAGGTTCTCGCACTTACTCGTCAGTACCAGCGCCAGCTTCGAGACTACAACGGATCCTTGTCGCAGATCACTTCTGCCAGTGGGCCAGAAGTTACGATCTCAGCTCCTGAGCTGCTATCGAGCAAGATTCTGCAGAACAAGTATCGCGGACTCGACATCTGGCAAAAGGAGCAGGTGCTCACGATCAAGGACGACGAAGGAAACGTGGTGCGAGAAGTCGTAGTGCCTCAGTCCGCGTCTCTAAACACGCTTGTCGGACAATACCGACTAGAAGGTGGAATGCTTGTGGACGAGAACGGAAACAAGATGCAGATCGCTCCTGAGATCGCTGCAGCCAATCTTCCAGACAACACCAACCTCTCTGTTGACCAAAGAATCGCAAGAAATCCAGACGGTTCTCCGAAGATCCTATCGAATCGAGAGATTCAGGCGCGTGCTAGGAAGCGTGGACAAGTCCTTAGAAACGCCATCGAGGGCGCTGTGGAGGACGGATCGACAAACCGAGTCCGACCAGTCGGAGAGGACGAGTACGCTGGGATTCTGAGTCCGAGTCAGATGCAGGCGATCTTGGAACTTCCCAACGACATCGTGTCTCCAGAGTTGAAGCGCAAGATTGTAGCTTTCAACGAGGTGTGTCTCCGCAAGGACGGAACACGAATGATCGTCGAGTACCAAGCGGCCCTGAAGGGTGGCAAGTACAAGGCACTGGCTCCAAAGATCCGCGATGTTGTTCCTTTTGGATTCCGTATCACCAAGGACGGAAACTTCTTAGCGACCACAATTTCCGTAAGTAGAATTTTCGACAAGATCAACGCGTGGGCGAAGCCCAACAGGAACAGGTTGAACCTTTGGAACGGAGACACCAACGCGTTGTGGGAAGACATCATTCACGTTCTCAAGAATCACCAGAAGGGCGAGCGCGGAGAAGTCGGACTCGACGTTGATCCCGACATGGCGAAGCTCAAGAAGGATCGAATCAACGACATCTTCAATCTCTTCGACAAGGCCACCGAGGCCAACAATCCCGATCGTTCCGTAAGCAAGACTCGCAAGGGTCAAGACTCAATCGACCGAGTGATCATGGGCATGAGGATGGATCGTGTGAATGATTTCGCTGTCTCCAACGCTCAGAAGCTGCCAGTAGATTACGGCAAGATCAAAGAGAACTACATGCCGTACGTGCCTGTAGATCCAGTCGAGGAAGCAGGTTTCAACTGGCCACCAGAGGTCGAGGACGCAATCGTTCGAGTTAGGTCGGTGCTGGAGAACCCAGAGAACATGCCTACTGAGGCCAAGCCCGAAGCACCGCTTCCAGTCAACCTCTACGAGTCGGGAACTAGCTTGGAGTCCTTTGGATCTGATTCGCTGAAAGAGATTGCCAAGTACTACGGCGTACCTGTCCCAGAGAAAGCTGGCAGAGGCGAGATCATCGACCTCGTTCAAAACCAAAAGTCTGGAGTACAATTCAAGCCAGTGGTGCCCGAAGACGGCAAGGAGTCTAAGTTCGCGTTCACGACTTCAACAACTCGCAACGACGAGATAAAGAGGTTGATAGCTAATGGTGACGAAGACGGTATCAGGAACCTGAACAGGACTACCATTCTCCACGTTCTCTCGGACTTGAAGAACGTCAACGTGTCGATAGAAGACGCCAAGGGCGTGTATCAGGGCGACAAGGAAATCTCTTCCATAGTTAAAGTAAGAACCAAGAACGACGAGGACTTGAACAAAGTCAGAAGCAGGCTCGCGGATGCCGCGAAGCTCTTCCAGCAAATGGAATTTTTGGAAGAGAAATTAAATGGTGGAGACCGAGAGTTGCTCGGTCAGGTCGACGATGAGGGGTACAAGCACATCGGAAGCGCCACATTGTTTACGGACGGCGTTACGGAGCAGCAGATTGAAACGGCTAGGAAATTGGCTGGCATCGACGGATTAACGCTTGCAGATGGAAGAGTTGAGCTGTATGACAGAGGTGATGATCCAGAATTCTTCAACAGAGTTGCAGCCTTTGACAGAGCAATCCGACAAGCTGGAGGTATGGTCGCATCGTCTGAAACAGGCGTTGCAGCAGTCAAATCCTACAGTGAGGATCCGCAACAATACCAAGGCACCATCGGATACGACGACGAGTCGCTTTCTATTCATTCCGCAAAAGGCGAGCGAGACCGACTCAGCACGCCCCTCGTAACAAAATTGCTCGGCCTGCTGGGGAGGCCGCTGGACGCCCTAGAAAACGGAAAGAGGTCGTACTTCGAGGCGGTAGACCTGACGCCAAGACAGGTCAAGAAGCAGGTAGACATAGCGGATAGGTTCAACGACCTGCCAGTCAACGACCTCGACAATCCTCTCGTACAGAAAGCGTACCAACGACTCAGCGAGGAGATTCTCAAGCAGTACGATAGTCTTGTGGCTGGGCCTGATGGCACGAGATTTACGAGCCAGCTATGGTCTGAGGGCGGAGAGCCCTACAAGTCTTCCGCAGAAGCGGTCAAGGACATCCAAACGAACAACTCGCTGAAGTTCCTGAAGACAGATCCCACTGTTTTCGGGCCAGAGGGAGTTGACTTCAGCTTCCATCCGCTGCTCGAAGATAGCGGAAGGAGAGACGCAAACGGAGTTCCCTTGGTCTACAACGATTTGTTCAGGGCCGTCCACGACGCGATCGCACACGGTTTATTCGGCGCTGAGTTTGGGCCGATCGGAGAGGAGTCCGCTTGGCAGACTCACCTGCGAACCATCGACGATCCTTGGGCTCGCTGGGCATTGACTAGTGAGACGAGGGGTCAGAATTCGTACGTAAATTATCGTCGTGAGATGCTCAATGAAAACGGCATGCCGATCAAGAAGGGGGAGGAAGGATACATCCCACTTGAGAAGCGCGGATTCGCCGATCAGAAAGCTGCGTTGCTCCCTCTCACCGATTCGATGACTGGCAACGCGAAGGTCGACGAGCCCGTCAAAAAGCTGATGGAAGAACTTGGGCCTGAAGAGTCCATGGGAAGCTACGCTGGGCCAGCGTTCAAGCCAGCAAACATCACTCGTAAAGTCGGAGCTAACGAAGACTTCATCACGATACCCGAAGAGAACGCCGCTAGGTCTGCGCTGAACAGCAGCAAGCAGCCAAAATTCGGAGCCGCCAGAGAGCTTAAAGCTGGATATCCAGTGGCACTGCGAATTGATATTCCTGCGTTCAAGTCAACTGGCAACTACGTGGTGACCGTTCACGAGAAGGGAACTCCCAGCAAGGTCGGTGAAGTCATCGGGTACGACACAATCGCACGCATCGACAATCCCCAGTTCATGTCCAACGAGACTGGAGCGGAGAAGATTAAGAAGGGCGAGAGCAACAAGTTCCCGATCGCCACGGTGGCTGGTGAATTCAATCCATCTCGCGAGATGCCTGCAGACATCAACGACTGGACACCAGTCGGATTTGATCCTAGCGAACATTCGTACTTCTACGACAAGGCGACCGACGAGCTTGTGCTGGGCGGAGACGAGGCCGTGAGTGTTGGGAATACGGTCTTCGTTAAGAATCCAGTCTACGGCGACAAGGCCACGGCTAGGTTCATGCCTGCAGCACGCAAGGGCGACTCGCCAGCCTCCACTCTCTCAAAGGACGAGCGCGACGCCGCAGTCAAATTCCTCGAACGCGGAACACTCACCGCAGCCAACGTCTTGGACTCGCTCGCAAAGCTATCCAACGGCGACATGCAGTCCATCACCGAGAAGCTCTCCACGGGACGTCTATTCGAGCTCGCACACCGAGCCACTGGCACTCCTATCCTGAACCGCGTCGATGCGATCTCCGCCATCCGCAGGGAGATCAACAATCGCAAGGAAGCAATGCCTCAGAGCAACATTGCAGCACCCATGGCCGACGACATCGTCCGCACTCCTGTCAATCGTCAGGCCGCTCAGGGCGTGTCCTACCAGCCAGCCACGAATGTCTCTACAACCGAGATCGCTCCTGATCCCAAGGACAAGGCCGCGACCGCAGCTTGGAGCAAGTTTGACGAGGAGTCTCGCAAGCGAGTTGAGGAACAAGTCGGTAAAAACGCAACCGCCCAATCAATCAGAAAAGCAATCGCCCAAGAGCGAGACAGGATTCGACGCTACTCCAGCACCCCCGACGCCGCAGGCATGAAGACGTTGATGGCGGACGCGACCGCCGAGGGCGAGGTCGCTGGCGAGGAGTTCAAATCGGAGCCGCTGCTGGTACGGAGCGACTACGTGACGAGGGCGGACGGCTCCAAGAAGTACAAGGACGTGGTCGAGAAGTCTCTCACCGACCAGCCTCTCGTCGTTCCTCCAATGCCCAATACGCTGATCACAAAGGAAAACAATCCCTTGGCGCTCAAGAGCAAGAACGTGGCGGGGCTCAAGGCTGGTCGCTACCAGAAAGAGATCGGAGACCGCATCGACGCTGGCGCTGCACGCATCGCTGATGACCCAGAGATCCTAACCAACACGACTGGGTACGCGGAGTACATGCGCGACATGGGCGTGACGGGAGACATCCTGACTCCGCCGTCCGCACTCAAGATGATGCTGACAAATCCCGACCAGACGCTCGCGCTTCTGAAGGGCGGATACCACGGCAACAAGACCGTCGCTGGCACCAAGGAAGCTGCAATTCAGGGGCTCGATGGAGTCGCCGAAATGCGTAGGATTCTCAACGGCCAAGGCCCGACGCCGCTCGTTACCGCGCTTCACCATTTCTGGGGCACGCTGTCCAAGCAACTTCCTCCGATACAGCAGGAGGCTCTCTGGATGCGTTTAATTTCCAACCCGCTTGTCATGGAGCAGATCCAAAATTCGATCGACGGAAAGTACACGCTTACGCTAGCTCAATGGAAAGCGGTCGTGCAGAAGGCCAAGACCCAGAATCAGGGCAACTACGGAAAGTTTGGAAACAACGCGACGGCCAACGCCAACTCGTTCCATCTGATGCTTGCAAATCACAATGGAAAGTGGGATCAGGTCGCAAACGTCTACAAGAACGACGACTCGGTAGCCATGAGAAACGAGTTCTGGGGGCTCGGACATGGCCCGACGGGAATCAAGAACAAGGTGCAGAGCTTCATTGGTCTGACCTTTGGAATTCCATCGAACATCCTCGACCGCTGGAGATTCGTAAGCCTCAACCTTCCCATGCTCATGAACATGAAGAAGTCGCCAGCCGCGCCTGAGTTCTTCGAGTACAGCGGTCGCAACAAGACGGTTCCAACCGATCCGATCGGAGTCTACAAGAACTACGGAACGGTCGAGAACGACAACGTGCCTCTCAGCATCGCGCTTTACTCAGGACTCGATCGCGCTGTTCAGGCGGGCATCGACAACAGCCCAGCGCTGAAGGAGTACCTTGGGGCGCATGCGAACCCCGGTGGCTTCCACTGGATCGACTGGAACGCGATCAAGAACGAAGCGGTGGGGCATTCCTCACTCGACATCACCAAGTCGTTCCTGACGCAGTATGGCCGCGATGCGACCGCCTCCGACTTCCTCGACCACGTCAAGAAAACCTCGATCTACACCGAGGGCGAAAACAAGGGCAAGATTATCCGATTGAAGATGGACGGCGGAGTCTTTAGCATGGAAGAACAATGAGTGCCTTTCCATCAGACAACGTAGAAGACGTCGGAGAAATCGACGACACGATCGCCGCTATGATCGAGCTCGAAGAGACGCGACTGAAACGAAAGCTGACCAAGAAGGAGCTCAAGGAAATCGTGTCCAGCTTGACTCCAGAGGATCAGGACGACTACGAGGGCGACGGTGGATATTTTCCTGAAACCGAAGCCTGAAACGACTTTACGCAAACCAACCAACCAACCAACCACCTATTAACCATGCCACTTAAACAATGCGCCTCCCAGAATTGCTTTGAACGCAACATCGCCTCAGAAGTTCGTTCTGGAAAACCTGTAAAACAAGCTGTTGCCATCGCTTATAGCGTCAAACGTCGGGCTCAAGCAAAGGCTAGGAAAAAATAGTCGCGTCTAAATGCGGATAGAAATCAAGGCAGTCGATCCGATCGCGATACGCGAAAAATCCGTCTGGATGAAGGACGGATCGCTGCAGGTTCTTGTTCCCGATTACGGAAGAAATCGGGACGGCGCTTTTCTTTTGGCAATTCGAGAAGTTGTCGATGCGTGGAGACGTCGCAAGTTGCACCTGAAAAAGGAGCACCAGTTCCACGAGACGAACGCAGCCGACGAGATCGAAAAAGAAGTCGCAAGTGCGATCGAGGTCGATTGGTCGCAGCACGAAAAGTGGGTCGAGAATTCGTACGACGAAGTCGCTCGCAATAGTGCGATAGAAGCTCCAAGAATTTTACTTCAAGGCCCACGCGCTTGGGCCGAATTGCATCTCTTCGCACTGCGACATGAAGCAACGCGTCAGGGCGTCAGTGCAGCAGCATGGTTTGCAGATTGGGTCGCGGATCTTCCATTCGATGGTTGTCCATGCAAGGGGCACCTGCACGAATTTCTAGCGCACAATCCACCAGACTGGGATCGGTTTTTTTCGTGGTCAGTCAACCTGCACAACGCGGTGAATGCGCGTACTGGAAAACTCACGATCGGCCTCGATGAGGCGCGTGAGCTTTGGTCTTCGCGGTTGTTCTAGCCTCTAGAGCTAGTGTTTATGCGGGTCAAAAATAATTAAAACTTTTTGTTGCGTACCGAAGCGGAATAGGCAATACTCACTCCAGTCAGTAACAACACAACCAACCAACCAACCAAAGGAACCAACAAAGTGAACACACAACTACCAGTCCTCAATCAGCTCGTCATCAAGGCGCTCGAAGTCATCGGCCACCCAGCCTCGATCGCCGAGATCTGCAACGAGATCGAACGTCAGGGAACCCGCTTCACGCAGAAGCACCCACGTCAGGAGGTCTACACCCGCATCGGAAAGTTCCGTGGGATCCGCAAGATCGAAGCGGCCCTCTACGCTCTCGAAGAGCAGCCAGAGGTCTACGTCGAGTACGTCGGACAGCGTGAGGGCGAGGAGCCCTTCGAGATCAACGGTCAGCGCTGGCAGTACGTCAACGTCCTCGACGGACAGGGCAAGCGCGACATCGGCGTCTACAGCTTCGGCGAAGACCGCTGCTACAACTACAGCGTCTGGCGCAGCCGCGAGCTCGCCATCAACTAATCAACCTCAACCAAGGAGACCAAACCAGTGAACCACATCATCAACACAACAGCAGTCACACGCGTCTACAGCGACGCAGGACGCAGTGCAGCGGACAAGCTGCACAACGACACCAACTCCTGCACCGTCAACGCTCTCGCCAACACCACGGGCTGGGAGTGGAACCTCTGCCACGACATCGCAGCCGAGTCAGGGCGTAAGCGTGGCAAGGGCCACGATCCTGTCAAGCTGCTCAAGCACGCGGGGCACTACGGCGTCAAGAGCCGACGCCTCACGCGGATCAAATCGAGCAACTCGTGGACGGTGCAGAAGTTCATCAAGAAAAATCCCACTGGAAAATTCTACGTGTGCTCATCGCGGCACGCGTTCGCAATCGTTGACGGCGTCGTCAAGGACTGGCTGCACAACGGCGACCTCGTGCGAATCGTGCAGGCGTGGCGCATCCTCGACTCGGTCTACAACAACCGCAAGATCGAGGTGCCAGTGCACAAACCGAAGCCACGTCCTGCAGCACGCGTCAAGCGCGTCGAGTTCGCGCTCCGCCTCAAGGACGTGAACGGCGATTGCTACGACGTGGATTACTTCGAGTCACGTGCGGCTGCGTTGAAGGCGGCTAGGGCTTATCAGCTCGACGCCGAAACTCCGAGCGTCGAGGTCGAACGCGTGACCATCGGACAATACGATCACACCACCATCTTCGAGAAAACATTGATAGATGGTGTCGTACATGTCGACTGCGGAGCCGCATAATTACAGGCTCAAAAATAATTTAAAATTTTTCTATACAACCGAACCAGATTCGCTATTCTCACTCTTGTCAGTAAATACTAACCCTAACCAAAGGAACCAACACAGTGAACGACATCATCATCCCAGCAGCCTTCTACGACCTCGCTCTTGAGAGCAACGTCGCGGTGCCAGTCGAGCAGGAGATCCGCTCCAAGGGCAAAGGACGCCAGTACGTCATCGATCGCAACGACTCGTGCCTACCGTACCTCATCCAGCACGCGGACACCTGCCTCGTAAGCGATCCGAAGACTGCAGCCGCAGCACGCAACCTCCTGCTCTCTCTCAGGAAGCAGGGCGTCAAGTTCGAGCTGCAGCACGCCGCTGATTTCAAGATCAGCGCAGCCAAGCCAGTCACACGCCGCACCGCAGCCAAGGCCACTGGCCGCGACTTCAACCGCGAGCTGATCGTCACGATCACACCACGCGGCAACCTGATCCTTCGTCCAGTCGGACGCCGTCAGGCCGAGGAGGTCGCTCTCAGCGACGTCTACGCTTGGGTGCAGCGCAACCGCTGCCTCAAGATCGCCCGCGACAAGGCCGCGCTCAAAGCATCCAAGCGCAAGAGCCGCCGATAACAATCACCAGCCCCGACGTTCGATCCGAAGGGGCACCACCAACACACCACTACAATGAACGCCAAACGCCGTACAGAAATCGCAGCAGCCATTAGCACGCTCGAAGAGCTCATCTCCCGCATCGAAGACCTACAGAGCGAGGAGCAGGACGCCTACGACAACCTGCCAGAGGGTCTGCAGAACAGCGAGCGCGGGGAACAGTCCTCCGCAGCCGCCGACGCACTCCAGAACGCTGCGAGCGAGCTGGAGTCAGCTCTCTCATCGCTGCAGGACATCGAGTAATCGCAAGGCTTAAAAATAATCCTGTACAACCGAAGCCGATTAGATAGTATCTCTCTCGTCAGTAAACACAACACAACACAACACAACACAACACAACACAACACACCATGAACAACACCAACACGCTCCGCCCTCAGTTCGACACCGCAACCCGCTACGTCGACACCACCACCGAGAAGTTCGCCCCGATCCGCACTGCGGACGCGGTGGACGCGCTCCTCGACAACGGCTGGCAGATCCAGACCTCAAGCGTCGCCAAGACGCGCACGCTGGCTCGTCAACCATTCGCCCGCCACGCAGCCACGCTCTCGTTCCCAGACGACCAGTCGTCCGCTGAGTTCCGCCCGCAGATCCTGATCGTCAACAGCAACGACGGCGGATCGGCGTTCAAGCTCTTCGCTGGCATCTACCGCTTCGTCTGCGCCAACGGCATCGTTGTCGGCTCGACCTTCGAGGGCATCTCGATCCGCCATATCGGCGACGTCGATACCATCAAGGCTCGCATCGTCGATGGCGCTGACCGCGTCCGCCGTGGGGCTCCCGTACTGGGAACCTTGGCCGAGACGTTCCGCAACACCGAGCTGAACCCATCGCAGATCCTGCAGTTCAACACGATCGCCGCTGGCCTTCGATTCCCCAAGCTCGGAGACCGCGACAAGCTCGCCAACCTCGCGCTGCAGTTCGACGTGGTTCGTCGCCCCGAAGATCTCAACAACGATCTCTGGTCAACCTTCAACCGCGTTCAGGAGACCGCCATTCGTGGAGGCATCCAGAACGGAAGCCGACGCGTCAGGGGGCTCTCCAGCATCGGTCGCAACGTCTCGCTCAACCGCTCCCTCTGGGATCTCGCGGTGGACACTCAGGAGGGTCGACTAGCCGAGCGCTACGACGCCTTCCAGAGCAGCATTCAGAACGCCGTTCTCATCTAAGGTTTAATTTGGGGGCTCCCTTCGGGGAGCCTCCAAAACCATCATCAATTCGATGAGTGAAGAATTTATCCAAGCCATCCACGACGCGATCGAAGAGCTCACTGGTAGCACCGCTATCGAGTTCCCTGCATCAGTGGATCAGGGCGACCCCGCGACAAGGCGTCAGATCGCAAAGCTAATCTGCAGCAATCCTGAGCGCTACAAGGTCTGCTGCGGCTGCGAGGCAATCGTCCGAGAGTCTGCACCAATCTGTCCCCAGTGCGACGCGTACCGCTTCGAGACCGACGCCGATATTATCCGAGAACAGGCAAACATCTTGGCGGAGCGTTTGCCAGCAACATGGCTAGACTGATGAACTGGATTATTAGAAAACCTATTTGGGGATCTTTGGAAGATCCGCAACTTGACCCACTAAAAATAGACTTGGGTCTTGGGCTGCACAACGGACGCCCGATCTTAACAACTGGACGGGACGCGGAGTCGATTGACTACCTCGTCGAAACCCGCAGAAACATACGCGAAAATGAGCAATCGAATTGACGACATCCTGAAGGAGCTTGGACTCCCAGTAGACAAGACGTACCGTCCGCCTGAGCCTGAGCGTGAGAAGCGCGAGCGCGGCCCATGCGGAAAGGTGGCCTTTCCGTCCGAGGGATCGGCCAAGAAGGGAGCACGTTCGCTGCTGCGTAGTGGCAGGACAAATACTTCTTTCCTGCGAACCTACTTCTGCGATACATGCAAGGCTTGGCACATGTCATCGTCCTACTTCGGCGAGTTTGCCAAACCAACAAAATAAAATTATGACCCAAGACGAACTGAACGATTACGTGGACGAAAGCGAAGAGCCATTCCTGCAGCCCGACGGCTTCGAGGATTGCTTGGTCGGCATCGCCGAGGGATTTGGCGGAGACGAGGCGCTCGTGTACGACAAGGACAAGGTGCTGCAGAAGCTGCAGGACGAGGGAATGTCCTTCGAGGAAGCGATCGAGTACTTCGAGTTCAACATCATCGGCGCGTACGTCGGCCCGAAGACGCCGCTGTACATAACCCTAGTCACAAAATGATTACTCCATCGCAGCAGACCAAGATCGAGGAGATCTTGGACGAGTTCAACTTTCACCGCGTCTACCTCGTGATGGAACACCTCGAATGGAAATGGTTCGATACGGGTGGCGTGCCTTCGGTCGGAGACCTCCGAAGAGCTGCTAGGAGGCATTTAAACGAGCTTGCATTGCGTCCCACTAAGTCTGGGCCATGGGAGCACAACAAGACGATTGGGGGGTTCTCAGCGACGCGCTGGGGGGATGCTGACGAGTACGGCTCGTGGGAAAACTTTTCCTTGGAGTTTGTGCTGGAAAGTTGGAGGACTGAGGAGCCAGAGGGAAAAAGTAAAAATCTTAATAAACTCTATTGACTCCCAAAAGGGATTAGCTTTAGTGTCGCTGCTTGTGAAAAAGATACTAACTATCCTTGACGAGAATTTAGTCTTCATGTCCCTGACGCTGCTCGCGGTAGTATGCGTTCTCCAACTCCTTAAATACGGATGCGCCGTCCTAGAAGCTCACGCATGATTTACGGAATTGACCCCGGTAAGGGCGGAGCAATCGTGATGCTGAATCACGACGGCACGCTCAAGGCCGTTGACGAGATGCCGCAGGAAGACGCCGATCTCGGCGCGTACCTGTCCATGATCGTGGACGACTCGAAGATCGCAGACGTGTGGATCGAGCGCGTGCCCAAGTACGCGGGCAAGAATCAGTCAGGATCGTCCGTAGCGACTTTGTTTGCCAACTACCGATACATCGTGGGGTATCTCGAAGGGCGTGGAGTGACTGTCAATCAGGTCATTCCGCAAGTCTGGATGAAGCCCTACCGACTAATTACACCTACGTGGCAGGTTCTCACGTACCCCCAGAGGAAAAAGACTCTGCACGAGCTCGCTCTCGCTGAGTTTTTTACCGACAAGAAAACTCTGCCACGCTGGGCTGCAGACGCAGCTCTAATCGCTTTGCACGGGCATACCGCCTGCGCTCTAACCACAAAATAAAAAACACCATGGCGAAAACAACCGCTACCCTGAAAATCGGATCTCCCGAAATCCGCGTCCCTCTCGACGCCAAGAAGCCCAAGTCCTCGATGACGAAGGTCACGGGCACAAAGAAAAAGCCAGTCTTCACGAACGAGGCTTCGATGCCCAAGAACAAGAAGATGAAACTGCCCAAGCGGGCTAAATGCTAATGGGCTCGACCTCAAATTTGGCGGACGCGCTAATGCTGGTATCAATATTATCGTTCTCCGCGTATTTCCTTTGGCTAACCAATCGCTATTAATTCTATGTCAGACACAACAACACCAGAAAACGTGGTGCCCATTACCGAGGCACCAGAAACCCCGAACACGGCCCCTTTGTCTTCGGACTGCGACCAGACCCAACAGCCTGCGTCGGATGTTTCAGAGACCCCTGTTGCCGCACCAACCGACGTGCCAGCCCCGAACGAGGCCAACACGATCGACCTCAACACGATCACCCATGAGGACGTTATCCAGCGCCTCATCGACGTTAACAAGCGCCTCACCTACGAGCTGCTCCTGAGCCTCAAGCTCCACGAGCACATCAGCGTGCGTGATAATCCTGAGCTCGCTGCTCAGGCCGAAGCCAATGCCGCTGGCACGAGCGAGGGATAGTTTCTTGCCAGTATTTGAGACTCTCTCCCGCCGCAAGCGGGAGGGAGTTCCTCTGCCAGCGAACAAAGTTTTAAAAGCTCCAGAGACTTACAAAACCCCACCCAAACTGAAGGCAAAAAAATTATGAATGGATTAGAATTCAATCCCGACGCAGAGATTCAACGCTTGAAGGAAAAAGTACTTCTACTAGAGCGTCAAATCAGGAAGCCAAAGCTAGTTGGACTCATCGGAGTCGCAGGAGCTGGCAAGTCAACCGTCGCAAATATCGTCGAGCGCGATTACGGATTCTCGAAGATCCGATTCGCTGGAGGCATAAAGAGCATGCTCCGCGCTTTGCTTCACGAGGCTGGAGTCGAGCGTGGACGGATTCAAGAGATGATCGACGGGTCGCTCAAAGAAGTCGCGTGCGACGAGCTCGCTGGAAGGAGCCCTAGGTACTGCTTGCAGACTCTGGGAACGGAATGGGGTCGTGAGTTCGTATCCCAAAATTTCTGGGTAGACCTCACGATGCACTCGGTGGACAACCTGCTGGCGGTCTCGAAGTCGGTCGTCATCGACGACGTTCGTTTCCCAAACGAGGTAAAAGCTGTCAAGGACTCAGGAGGTAGAATCTTCCGAGTAATGCGCGATCACAACTCGATTCCAGAAGCTGGGCACAAAAGCGAAGGACAAATACTTGAATTCGACGCGTGCATCCTTAATACTGGTAGTCTATCGGATCTCGAAGATCAGATAAAACAACTAATACAATGAGCTTAGAGGCACAATGTCGGGCGTTCACCACTCCAAGATGGCTAGCATGCATCTACGAGCGCCTGTCTGCGCCCTTTGCCGTGACGGTCGAGGGATCTCTCCCAGTGACGGGAGAGGTCTCTGTCCTGAACTTTCCAAACTACAAACTCCCGCCATACACTGGCCGCACATTCACAACTACCGAGGGAAACATCACTCGGATCGTTTACTTCGATGGATCGACTCAGGTGGCTACCCGCGTGTTAGTTTACGATGCAGGCGCTATCGTCTCCGACACTCTCTCACTCCCCTAATGCCATGGAACAATTCTCACTATCCCTCACCATCCTTCCTGATGGAACCCTCACATCCTGCGTATCGAGCATTCCTTTCATCGACGGAGAGCTAAGACCAGATGGAGTGAAGTCTGCCATCATCGGCGGACATAACTCGTCGGAAGAGGCCGAATCAAGGTTTCTAGTAGCAGTGCGGACAGCACTCGCCGAGTACCGACTAGCTAAGGGAATCTAATGGCGAATATCAAGGCACAGGCGAACGGCAACTGGAGTGCTACTGGAACGTGGGCTGGAGGCGTTGTGCCTGTTGCTGGAGATGCGGTTTGGGCAAACGGATTCACCGTTACGTTGAATCAAGACATTTCTGTAGCCTCTCTAAATACAGCTGCTGTTTCTGGTATTAGTTTTAATGGAGGAAGCACGTCTGCGTTAACTGGAGGAACTTTTAATGCTGGCAATCTTGTAGCAAACATAACCGCAACCGACATAACGGCTGGTGGAAATAATTGCATTTCTGTTCTGAACACCAATCTCGCTTTGACCATTACTTCTACAAACATTAATGGAAGCTCTACTGGTAACAATGTTTCAGGAATTTCTTACGGAGGAAATGGAACTTGTTCTATTAATGCGGTAAATATAAATAGCGGAATTGTTGCAAACCTTTCAGGCAACGGAATAAACGCAGGAGGAACGGCAACAAGCAATTTAACAATAACTGGAAATGCGTATTCGCGTAATGCTGTTGCATTGAATTTTGGCGGTGCTGGAATAACCACATTCACAGGAACACTAAATTTTGTTTCTGGCGCAACAACTGGCCCTCTTTCTATATCCAGCACAGGAACTACTAACATAAACGCCGATCTTATTACACCGTCAGCATTCGGTTTCACAATGGCATCAGTCAGTTCAACTATAGGGACTATAAACTTTGTAGGAAATGTCCAAGCAAATACAAGCGTTTCATTCGTATCTTGTCTCAACCATAGTTCAACAGCTACTGTAAATGTCACGGGGAATTGCACAGGAGGGGCGGTATCTAGTAATGCTGTTAGCAATAATAGCACAGGAACCATAAATATTTATGGAACAGCTATAGCAGGAGCTAATGGCGGGGCAGGGGCTAACAATAACTCTACTGGTATACTTTATGTAATCAGAGCAAAAGGTAACGGATACGGATTAGGATCAGTTGGAATTGTTTCCGCTGTAGGATTAAGCTCTAACAACCAAGCAGCCATAAACATAGTTCGTGAATTGGAGTATGGGCCGCTTGGGATGAGTCCGATTGGGCAAATTCCAGTTCGACTTTTGCCATCGTCTTCCAACGTAGCGATTTTCTACACCAGCACAGGAGGAACAAAAACGCTTACAGATTCAGGCGCATCGGCAGACTTCCCCGCAACATCAAATGTGCGTCTTGGAACTACCTACAATCTTGGAAACTTGACAGGCACTCTTGCTGTTCCTGCTGCCGGAAGCGTTGCGCTAGGAGTTCCAGTAGACAACACCACAGGAACCGCTGTGCTGACTGCAGCCAACGTACAAACTGCGTTGACGTCTCAGGGATTGACTACGACAAGAGCCGCGAACCTAGACAACCTAGACGCCACGATAACAAGCCGCATGGCATCTTTTACTTATACAGCACCCGACAATGCCTCAATCACAGCAATCAAAGCTAAGACTGATAACCTTCCAGCTGCACCAGCTGCGGTTTCGGACATCCCTACAGCCGTTACAAATGCTTCCGCCGTACGTGCGAACCTAGCTGCAGAACTAGCTAGGATCGACGTGGCAACTTCTACACGATCAACCCTAACCGCAGCACAGGTGCAGGCCGCTGTGATTCCTATTTTATGAGCCAACCTATCAAATCAAATCAATTCTCCCATGGAGCAGGTAAGGGCGACGATGAGCGCCCCGTAGATCGCATCAAGTACCGACAAAATTACGACGCTATCAAAAAATTGGGACTCAAAGGTACGCCAGCCAAAACTAAGGTCGGAAAGACCACGTACAAGTACTAGCGTGATCACTCTTCGTGAGTATCAGGTAAAGGCCGTCGATGTACTTTCCAAGTCGATAGCCGACAATGGCGTCGCGGTAGACCTGTCCGATACGGGTCTCGGAAAGACGATGCACTCGCTGGGAACTGTCCAGCGTTTTGGATCCGAGATTCAGTTCATCGTGATCTGCAGGGCCGTGTCTCGGCACAAGTGGGAAAAGGCCGTTCGTGACTTCGGCCTGCAGGATCGCTGCATCGCGGTGGACAGCTACCAGAAATTCACAAGCGGTCGTCACTACAAGGATCACGTCACCAAGATCAAGACACGCGGCGTCAAGTACGTGTGGGCCGATCGTGAGGTTCCCATGATCGTGATCTTCGACGAGTGTCAGGACGCGGGCGGACTCACCAGCCTTAACAGCCAGCTGCTTATTGGCTGCGGAGAGTGCAGCGGCACGTTTCCCCTGTGCCTTAGTGCGACGGTCGCTGACAGTCCGCTGAAGCTCAAGGCGCTTGGATTCCTCACTGGCATGCACGACTTGCGGAACTACTACCAGTGGTGCCTTCAGAACGGATGCGGAAAGAGCCCCTTCGGCTTCAACAATCTTTACTTCCGCAACTCCGATCGCAAGGCGGTCGTGGGCAAGCTGCACCAGCACCTGAAGCGTTACGGCGTGCGCGTCAAGCGCGAGGAGGTGCTTGAGTTCATGCCAGAAGAAACGATCGAGGTGGAGCTCTGGGACGTTGGCAGCAGGCCCAAGTCGGGAGTCGTGGCCGACGCGCTGGAGATGCTGGAGCGTACGCGTGACGAGGACATCGTTCGCCACGAGGAGGCGGTGCCCGGTGCCGTGGAGACCATGCGTAATCGCCAAGAGGCGGAGCTGCTCAAACTACCCTCACTCGCACGTGAGATCGCTGCAGCCGTCGAGGATGGACTCTACGTGCCTGTGTTCCTCAACTTCGTAAACTCGATCGACGCGCTCGTCTCGCTGCTCGCTGGAGACGGCATCACCGCAGGCGTCTTCGATGGTCGTGATACAAAGAACCGAGACCAGACGCTTCAGGACTTCATGGACGCAAAGCTGCAGTGCATCATCCTGCAGTCTCAAGCTGGATCAGCTGCGATCGACTTGCACGACACCGTGGGAGGACGTCCACGCTGCACGTTCATCTGTCCAACCTATCACGCGGAGACCATGCTGCAGATGCTCGGACGCGCCACGCGTTTCGGTGCCAAGTCTCCAGTGCTTCAGCGCATCTGCTTCGCGGAGGGAACGATCGAGGAGCGCGTGTACCGCGTCGCGGAAACGAAGTGCGAGAACATACGCGCCATGAACGACGGCGAGTGGGCGAATGCTTTTGGCAATTGACTTCCCAATCCTTTTCGGTTCATCCTCGAAACTTATGGCAAATCTTAATTTCCCTAAAATGAAAAACAAAAAAGAAATCCCCGAATGCGTTCGCGAGTACCTGAGTGCTCTTGGAAAGAAGGGCGGAAGCGTGAGCAGCGAAGCGAAGCGCCAGTCCTGCATCCTCAACGGCCTGAAGGGCGTCGAGGCACGCAGAAAGAAAAAAGAAAATTCTGCAGAATAAGGATTGACCCAATCTGGTTCGCTCTTTAATCTTCGATCATGCCAACAAAACAGACGCTCAAACCCAAACCAATCGTTACCCATGCCGACTCCGAAACGCGCCCTCATCATCCCTTCGGCCCATCGTCCCTCAAGAACTTTGAAGCCTGTCCCAGCTACAAAGGCAAAGGCGGATCAAACCCAATCGCCGAAGCGGGCACAAGGATCCACAACGCGATCGAAAAAGGAAACCCAAGCCTCCTCATCGACGGAGAAGAGCAGTCACTTGCCGAAACATGCTTGGACTTTCTTGATAACGTACGAGGAGCTCGCGCTGTGTCTGCAAATCTTGTGGCTAGCCATCAGGAGATCTTTTTTGAAATTGACCTTGGCGAGCATTCAACTTACGGGACATGTGATTTGTTGGATATATACTCTGACAACTCTGCTACGCTATTCGACTGGAAGACGGGCTTCGGATCTGTGGACGATGCTGAGTTTAACTCTCAAGGTATCGCCTATTGTCTGGGGGCATTTGGAGCATTTCCACAACTGGAAACAATCCAGCTCTACTTCGTGCTCCCAAGAAGACACGAGGTTTCCATGGCTGAGTTCACGCGAGCAGACATTCCTAGACTCAGTCTCAGAATATCAACTATCATTGCTCGCGCAAAAGAGCTCGCAGGAAAAGAGTTCAACCCGACGGAAGGCGTGTGCCAGTACTGCGCCTTCCAAGGCTCGTGCAAAGCACTCGCGGGACGTGCGCTCGTAGTCGGCAAGAAAGCTGGCTTCGAGGTTCCAGCCGACATCAGCGGCGACGGATCTCCAGAGGACAAGGCCAAGCTGCTCAAGCTGGCCAACATCCTAGCTGACTGGTGCGACGCCACGAAAAAAGAGATGCTGCGTCAGGCGCTGGAGGAGGGAGTGGAGATACCGGGCTACCGCCTCGATCACCGCAAGACCCCACGCACCGTGGAGTCTCCCCTGCTAGGCTTCGCAGCCGTAAGCGACATGATGACTTTCGACGAATTTCTCGGAGCCTGTACCCGCGTAAGCGTGGTCGAGCTTGAGAAGATAGTCGCGGACAAAGCAGACCGAGGTCAGAAGGGCAACGCCCGTCAGACCTTGGAGTGCCGACTACGCGACAAGGGAGCGCTCAAAGACGAGGGAGTAATCCACGTCCTGAAGGCGATCCGTAACTAAACAACAAACCCAAAATAACCATCCATACCATGGCTACACTAACACTAACGCCGAAAGGCTCCACCAAGCCCGCAGCTCCCGTCGAGATCATCGACGAGTCCAGCGAGCTCGTCACCACGCAGCCTGCAGTCCTTGCAGCTCCAGTCAAACTCTCCGCTTCGGGAATCGAAGGAGAGATCACCACGGCGGACGTCAATACTCCCCGCGTCAACCTCGTCCAGAAGTCTGGTCAGTTGGTCGATAACTTCAGCCCGGGTTCGTTCCTCCTCGTCAAGGAGGTCGTTCTCGCCAAGCCGAACGAGTCGTTCAAGTTCACTCCGCTTCGCCTGAAGAAGTACTACCAGCTCAAGGTCGAGTTTGGTACGTCTCAGGACATGCCCCCCAAGTTCAACACCATGCAGGAAGTCATCGACTTCGGCGGTTCGTTGCAATACGGCGACGACAAGTACTGCGTGGAGATGGCCGACATCCTCATGGCCGTCGAACAGCCAGAGGGCGCTGACGATCAGCTCTTCCCCTACAGCGACGGGAAGAACAACTACGCGCTCGCCATGTACACCGTGGGCAGCAGCTCGTACACGTCCCTCGCAAAGCGTCTCATCACCGACTCGGTTGGTCTCCTTCGCAACGGCCTCTACACGGGCTGCTACGAGATCCACAGCGAGCTCCGTAAGAACGCGATGAACAGCTGGTACGTGCCAGTCGCCAAGTTCATTGGCAAGCATCAGGATCCAGACTTCTTCAAGTCGATCGCTGGTCTGTAGGTAAATTAGAGACCGGGGAATAGAGTCTGGGGAGATCCCAGAACGGGTCAATGTTTGGGCTCCATTTATCACCCCGGTCTCACTACCAATCTCTTTACATGATCGTTGCATTAGACACTGAAACTTTTTACGACGACGAGGTCTCCATCAAGACACTCGGAACGTGGCACTATCTGCGCCACCCCAAGGCCGACCTGTACCTGCTCTCGGTAGCAGCCGACAACGGGCTCAGGTGGGCTGGCCACCCAAAGGACTTCGACTGGTCGCAGATCGTCGGGCCTGACGTGACGTGGCTCTCTCACAACGTCTCCTTCGACTCCATGGTCATCGAGCGGCTGCAGGAGCTCGGACACGCTCCAGAGAGCATCGAGATCGCGGAGTGGGTATGCACAGCCGACATGGCCGCGTACCTAGGCCACAATAGAAGCCTCAAGGAAAGCGCCAACAGCCTGCTGGGCGTCGAGATGACGAAGACAGTACGAGACAACATGAAGGGACAGCGCTGGGAGGACATGGACGTGTTCTTTCGTGACGACGTGCTCAAGTACGCTCTGGACGACGCGGTTCACTGCCTCAACCTTTACCTGCAGCACGGCGACAAGTTCGTGGAGCACGAGCGCGAGATCAGCGCCATGACGCGCACGATGTGCTCACGCGGAGTTCCGCTCGACGTTCCAGCTCTCGACAAGGCGATTACCAAGTTGCAGACGGCTATCTGGCAGGCCAAGCTCGACATCCCATGGGCCGACCGCGAGGCGATCCTATCGCCGCTGGCAGTACGTGCCGAGTGCGAGAAGGTGGGAATCTGGGCTCCAGCGTCCTTCGCCAAGGGCGACGACGAGGCGGAGCGTTGGGAGGACGAGTTCTCTCACCTGCACCCATGGATCAAGGCTGTACGTAACTTCAGGCGCGGCAACAAGCACCTGAGCACGCTTGAGACCATGCGGAGTCGCTGCAGGGAGGATGGGACTATGCCATACGGATTGAAGTTTTTCGGAGCCCACACTGGGCGTGACAGCGGCGACGGCTCGTGGAACGCGCAGAACCTTCCCAAGGGCGAGGTCTTCGACGTCGATGTCCGCAGCATGATCAAAGCGCCCGAAGGCTACACCTTCGCGATCGTTGACCTTAGTCAGATCGAGCCACGCGTGCTTCACTGGCTCGCAGGAGATACCAAGATGCTCGAACACATCCGCCAGTGCCCAGACTTCTACGAGGCTCAGGCGCGTGCCATGGGCCTCTGGAGCGGAGACGAGCCGCTGCGTACCGACCCCAAGAAACGCCACCTGATCAAGGGATTGAACCTTGGGCTCGGCTACGGCATGGGCGCGAAGAAATTTGCTTCGGTCGCGAATATCCCCACCGACGAGGCGGAGCGACTAACGCGCCTGTACCGCGTCAAGAACCCGCTCGTGACTAAGCTCTGGAAAGACTTGGAGGAGGTACTACGCAGCACCGCTACGAGCAAGGAGGACAAGAACGCGGAGATCGAGATGCCTTCGGGTCGCAAGATGACATACCGAAACGTGTCAGTGGATCACGGCGGACTCACCGCTCAGATACCGCGCCAAGGCAAGTTCATGCGTCTAGGATTTTGGGGCGGCGTCGTTACGGAAAACCTTGTGCAGGCGACCGCCCGCGACGTCTTCATGGACTGCTGTCTTCGCATCGAGGCGCAGGGATTCCCAGTGCTCATGAGGATCCACGACGAGGTCGTGTGTCAGGTGCCAGTATCTGAGGCCGACGCTAGGCTGCAGCAGATCATCGAAATTATGTCCACGGCTCCAGAATGGGCCGAGGGGCTTCCGCTATCCGCCGAGGGATCACTCTCCGACGTCTACAAAAAATAATTATGAAAACAGAACACAAACCCGTCTACATGGTCTTCCGCGTTGGCGGAGGATCTCCATCAGAAATGCACGCAACGCGTGAGGATGCTAGCGAAGAGGCTGTCAGGCTGTGCCACAAACACCCCAGCAACACGTTCTACGTGCTGGAAGCTGTGTCCGCCTACTCGTCTGTAGTGAAAGTAGAAAACACTCATTTTAAACCCATTCACGAAAGAAATCGGTGGTGCAGCTGCAACGACTGCACTTCTTACTACAGCCAGAAACTTTCATGAGCTGCGCGAAGGTAAAAGTTCTCTGTTTCCTGATCTCCGAGGATTTAGAGGTTTTCATCGGAGAAAACAACTGCTTGAATCCCCAACCCGCTTGCCCGCGAGAGCACGGCGAGGGATACGAGAAATGCAAAACAATCTGCCAACAAACCGCGCACGCCGAGGTCAACGCAATTGCGAAGGCTGGAGCAAAGGCGCGGGGAGCCAAGGCACTCGTGCTTCACAAGCGCGTGTGCTGCGATTGTCAGGACGCGCTCGATAGCGCGGGAGTAAAGTCAGTCACGCTAGTCTAACACACACACACACACACACACACACACACCGACCCATATGAAGTTATTCTCACTGAAGAACCTCGTCACTCACGAGATCCTCGAAACGGACGACCAGTACCTAGCTGGCACCGAGAACCCACGCAACCTGCTCGACACGCCACTCAAGACCAAGGAGGAGTACGCGAGCTGGTGCGCCGACGCCACGACCAGCGGCGTCTTCCTCTCAGCCGCTGAGGGCGTCAATCCTCACGATCGAGTGAAGGACAGTAACCCCGCGAAACGGCTGCACGGCATCATCGGCGACTACGACGCGGAGACCGCGATGGACAACATCGACAAGCTCTCGAAGAGCACCGCGTACATGCCAGCCTACGTGATCAGCACGTTCACGCCGGGCAAGGTGCGCCTCATCTGGGCCTTCGAGGCTCCAGTCAACGTGCTCAACGAGGCGATCACCGAGAAGTTCCTGCTGGAGCTGAACAAGGCGGTGCGTATCTCGTCGGCGTTGCCCGGCTTCGACAAGAAGTCTTTCGAGCTCAACCAGTACTTCGAGATGGGCACTCAGTGGAGCGCCGTGTCGATCGACGGCAAGATTCCCTTCCTACCATCCACTCTGCTTGAGACTTGCCTGCTGCAGGGCGCTGAGAAGGCCAAGATACAGCCCACCGACGCTCCACTGATCCCCATCGAGATCGTCGCAGCCGAGGTCGAGCAGCAGTTCCCCAACCGCATTCAGGGCACCTTCGAGATCGGCAAGAAGCAGCCCCTGTTCTGGATCAACGACGGCATCGAGCGACTCGCATCAGTCATCTCGGAAAACGGCATGGTCATCTTCTCAGACCGCGAAGGAACCAACTTTAAGACTTGGCGTCAGATCCTAGGCGGAAAGTTCGTCGAGCGTTTCGAGCAGGAGCAGACTGGCAAGGCGGCTCAGATGTTCTGGTTCGACGGCAAGACGTACTGGACGAAGCACCACGCCGACAACTTCGTGTACCTCGCCAAGGAGGACGCCAAGCTGCACCTGCGGGGCGCGGGAGTCAACGATCGACCACAGCGGGGACAGCAGGTCAGCGACGTGGAGCGCGTGCTCATTCACGTGCAGACTCAGCGCCGAGTAACCGCAGCCGTTCCCATCCTGTTCTCTCCAGACGAGACCGTGGACTTCGGAGGCGAGCGTTACCTCAACATCAGCAACAAGCGCGTCACGCAGCCCGCTAGCAGCGCGTCAGTGGATCAGTTCCCATGGCTGCACGACTTCATCACCAACGCGTTTGACGGCGAGATGGACGGCATCCCAGCGTACGAGTACTTCCTTGGATGGTTCAGGCGGTTCTACGAGTCGGCGCTGAACTGCAGGCCACTGCCGGGTCAGGTGATCATCATCGCTGGCGACGCGCATACTGGAAAGTCGTTCATCAACAAGTGGGTCATCGGCGAGGCGCTGGGCGGATCCGTAGACGCGGAGCCTCTCCTGATGAAGGAAACCAGCTTCAACAAGCAGGGCGCTGAGTGCGCTCTCTGGCGCTGCGACGACGCCGCTACAGACGGCAACTGGAAGACACGCGAGATGTTCACCAAGAGCCTCAAGCAGATGGCCGCAAATCCTAGCCAGCTCTACCAGCCCAAGTTCCGAGACAGCGTCGAGCTACCATTCCTTGGGCGCGTAGTCGTCACCTGCAACACCGATCCCGAGTCGCTGCGAATCCTGCCAACTCTCGACGGAACGATCCGAGACAAGATCATGCTCTTCAAGCTGCGAGAGGGATACCGCCCGCACTTCCATGGCACCAACTACGACAACGAGCAGCGAGTGTGCAAGGAGCTCCCGTTCTTCCTGCGCTGGATGCTAGATCGTGAGATGCCAGAGGGCATCATAGATCCAGTGTATAAGCGCTTCGGTGTGAAATCGTTTCACCACGCGGAGCTCGTGACGTCGGCTCAGACCACGCAGAGCGAGTACGTGTTCTCGGAGATCTTGGACGCTTGGCTCAACGCGAAGCGCGAGGAGAAGGTCAAGCAGGTCGAGGTGACTGCCACCGAGCTCAGGACTCAGCTCGCAGCGGTGCTGGGTCAGGGCGCTGATCTCTCGAACTTCAAGACGGTGAGCATCGGCAAGCAGCTCTCCAAGCTCATGCAGCAGGACATGGTGCGAGAGCTCAAGGGAAAGCGGATGCTCGACGGCAAGGTCAAGTACCAGTTCGTCTTTACGGACGATCCAGTCGAACAGCCGTTCTAAAATTTGCGGTCGGTAGTAGTGTGTGAGGGGCTCCAGTCGTCTTCGGATGGCTGGAGCTCCTTTGTTTATGCGGGTCTAGAGGGCATTAAAAATAATTAAAACTTTTTGTTGCAACCAAAGCGGATTTGGACAATGATCACTCCAGTCAGTAACAACCAACCCGAACCAAAGGAACCACCACAATGAGCATCAAGTACACCGCAACCTACAACGGACAGAAGTTTGTTCGCCGCTCCAAGCGCGACGCTTCACGGCCCTACACCCACTGCATCATCGCCCGCAAGAGCGAGTCATACTACAATCCGTTTGACCTGTCCCGTGAGATTGAGAGCCTCGAATACGCTCTGAGCAACGTCTGGAAGAAGTACTACCCTGACAACAGCCCTGACAGAAATCTGTCCATCCAGAACGCCCGCTACACCAAGCTGGCCAACACCCCAGCCGACGAGTACCTGCAGGAGTGTCTTGACCGACGTCTGGAAAATTACTCGGAGATCGACTTCCAGAAGTACCACATCATCGCTTGGGCGGGACGCCCCGACCTCGCCATCAAGCAAGTCGCTGAAATCAGCACGCACTCCGAATGGAGCGACGTCCGCGCCGTAGCTGCAGAATAACCCATCAACCCAAGGAACCACTCCAGTGAAGCTCAACAAACGCATCATCGACCGCGCTGTACGCCCTTTGGGCGTGCAGATCCAGCACGAGCGCGGCTCAGGCTACTTCTACTTCACCACGCTCGGCGAGGACGCCCACCAAGTCGGCGAGTCGGTCTACGTCTGCTACTACGATCAACTGACTCTGCAGCAGTGGGAGAGCGAGGCCGAGCTGGCTGTACGCTTTGAAACTGAAAACCCAAATTTTTAAAATTAATTGTTTACAACCGAACCCGATTCGCTATTTTAAAACTCGAAAGTCAACATCAACACCCAACACCATGACCAACAACACACAATCGATCGTCGTCACGATCAACACCATCAACGACGCGTTCCTCTTCCCATCTCCAGACTTGGAGGTGGCAAGGATCCTACGGGATCTAGCGGATCGCATCGACGACGGGCACACTCCATCGTTCCTGTACGACGCCAACGGAAACGTCACTGGTAACGTCGCACTCTTCAACCAACCATCCAACATCTAACACACACGACCATGGGCTACACGCACTACTACAAACTAAACAGGGCCGCGATTACGCCAGAGGAACGCGCCACGGGCTTCAAGCTCGCCGCCGAAGAGATCAACCGCATGAAGCTGTACCTGCCAAAGGACATCAAGATCAGGGGAGGACTCGGCCACGGCGACGCCGTTATCAACGAGGAAGAGATCTGGTTCAACGGCGACGACAAGTACGACCTCGACCACGAGACGTTCCACGTCAAGCGAGACAACGACGCTCTGGAGTCGATCGGCTTCTGCAAGACCGCACGCAAGCCATACGACGTGCTCGTGTGCTGCGCCCTGATCAGTCTCAAGCGCCACCTGCGTGGAGCATTCGACTTCACGAGCGACGGAACGCGCAGCGACTGGGCCAGCGCCATCGCGTTCTACAACGCCAACACGAACGGACACCACGGCACCAACAACACGACTCACCTCTCATGAACGCACCAACACGACACAAGCGCGGCGAACTCAGTCCCTGCGGAACGCTGCGATTCTGGCAGTACCAAAAGTACGTGCCCAAGAAGACTGGCAAGCCCTGCGAGCGCTGGATACCAGTCGAGAACTACGAGCGGTACTCGAAGCAAGTCGCGTTCAACAACACGCTTGGATCCGCACGATCCGATTTCATCAAGTCGCAGCAGGCTAAGATCAAGGCGAAGCGAAGCGCCAAGAATACGATTGACCCAGTCGGCTCGACTGAGATCAAATGACGTTTTCGCCTTCGGCTAGGTTCTAACGAAACAAACGTCTCGTGGATCTGACTCCCTAGCCGAGGGCAAAACTTTATCAATGAAACCCAAGATCAAAGCGTGCCTACCCACATGCGCCAAGTGCGGACGTCTCGCACCAGTCGCCGTGAAGACGAACAGGTGCATCAACTGCGACAAGACGAAATGAACTGGATCCCACTATTACAATGCTTCGGCGCTGGAGCCTTCGGCATGCTCGCCATGTTCGTGGCCATTTGCTTGATCCCGGAGATCGAGGACTTTTTTAAGAAAAAGAAATGAACCACCCACAGACACCCAACAACGAGGTCGCAAGGCTCCGTGAGCTTCTGAACCGAGCGATAAAGATCCAAGAAGAGAAGTGCACCTCATGCCGTTGCTACCATTGCGACGCGCTAGAGATGGAGCTTGAAATCATCAAAAGAGAAACCAACCAACTTAACAGCATACCTAATACTTAATAAAATGAATACAGATAAAGGAATTAACCTTGGAATTGCTCTACGACGGATATTTGAAATCGCAGAATGGCTAGATCTCCGAGCGATAGTGCTTGATAAAAGCGACGCTGAAACGCTTCCAAAATTGAGAGCTGAACTTGCACAACTGAAAACCCGACTCGCCCCCGCGCCAGAGGAACCCTGCAAGCACGAAACCAAAAACCTCATGCTCCTTGGCTCCCATTGGCATTGGTGTAATCGGTGTGGGTCGGCTCAACGATTGGTTGACGGGAAGCCTTTTGGAAGCTGGAAAGTGCCAGAGGAAACCCAAGACGGGGCAATGATGGACGAGTGGTACGGAGGCTTCTCAAAGATCGAAAAAACCAACTAATAGAACTATGAAACGAAAAGAAGTCAGGAATGCAATTCGGATTCGCACAACCCCCCGCAATGTCGATGGTCACCAAACTGTAATCGGGGAAGTCACGTTTGGAGTCTCCGTTATTGCTGATGTGCGAGCCTCGGGGGCTATGGCTATCGCCACGGAAGAAATCAAGAGAAGGATTGAGGAAAGGCTCTTTAATGAAACAGGCGAGGAGATCATGGAACTCATCTGGGAGCTCAAAGGGGATATTGCCTTGGAATGCAGGGCCATGCGTAAAATTATTTTCAAAAAGCTGGATCGGATCGTGGATCTTATCGCTGGCCGCGAGGAGGAGACTGAAATGGAGGACGGGGAATGAAGATAACATTCTGGAATCCACTACCATTGATCTTTATTGGATTTATCCTAGGAGCTTTAACCTCACACTTATTCTGGAAATGAACCCCAACGAAATCCGTTCGCAGATTCGCAAACAATTAGACCTACTAAACCACAACCCGAACAATAAACCCTCCTAGTTTACTGAAACACCGCAAGTTTACTCACCAGTAAAAAGCTACACAACCAATAAAAACATCAACCCCGCATTCAATAAGAATATGAACACCGAACAAATATACCAAATGAACCACGGCACCTCACCAACGCAAGGCTTCTATGTTTCAAAATCGGAGTTTCTTGATCTCAAACGATCACTCTCCGAACAAACCAGCGAGGTCGCAAGGCTCAAAGAGCAAAACCAAAAACTCCGAGAGATTGCGGATTTTGCTGTCGATGCACATCAACACTCTGGAATGCGCTACAAACTTAAAACAGAACTAGCCCGACTCGCCCCTGCGACAGAAGAATCAGATCATATCGAGCAAGACCTCGAAATGGTTCACCCAATCATGAACTGCCAAGTCTGCGGAGAGTTCCAAGGACATGGGCATGAGTGCGCCCCCGCGCCAGAGGAACCAGTTATCCAAGATTCTCGGATAACTGAACCCTGTAAATGCGGATATGGGCCGCATTGGAATGAGTGGAATGGAGTTTGTTCTGATTGCGGACGCACCCGACGCCCGTTGCCAAAGCAGGAGGAGATGCCGCTGGAGAAAGATCAAGTGATTGATTACTGCCGCAAGTGGTCAGACAAACACCTTGCAGATCACGGCAAGGAGACATTTTACTCCCGCCTTGGGCTTCTGGTGGACTTTGCCACCGACCTATACCGCGACGAGATCCAGAAGCTCAAGGAGGCCAAATGAGCACCAACACGACGAGCTCCGACAAGTGCCCCACGTGCGGCGCTGTTTGGTCAGGCGGAATTGGAAGACATAATTGGCTCGATCGGGCCCCAAAAGCTGAGGCCGAGCTTCAAGCGCTGCGCCTCGAACTTGCTGAGACGCGTCGGCTTCTCGACGAAATAAGATCGTCGTTGGAGAGCTAACATGACGCTGATTCAGCGCATCAGGCTGCAGAAATCCTTCGCCGACTGGTGCCGATTGCACCGAGTTCCAGCCAAAAAGTACCCAGCCTACGCCGCTCGTGTCTTCGCCATCTACAGCGCCGTGATGCTGCGCGGCGGTTGTCGCAGCAAGTAACGTGCAATTAATTCAAAGGATAGTGATTCACTGATTCAGTGCATCAGTGCCGCAAAGTAACATTGTATTATCGGAAGAGTTAAGTGGGAGTGGAGTGAAAATGGAGATGGAAAAGTCATCTCCCCTACAGCTAAGTGTTTAAACAGCAGACAATTACGAACAAAGAAGTGGAGAAGTGGAGAAGTTGGGGAAATTGTCATGGCTGCGGCGGCGCGGCGCGGCGGCGGCGGCGGCGTCTATCTATATATATTTTCCCTACAATATTTTATATTATTACTCCACTTCTCCACTTCCACTGGCCGTTGGCCCTGTGTTTAAGCGGCTGCGCGGCGGAGTGGAGATGAAAAAATCAAGTCCACTTTACCCCACTTCCCTCTGTACAACTCCACTTCTCGGTCTCGTAACTTCTGCAGCGTTCTCCTTTGTATCAGTGTACCATGGTTTAGTGCTTCAGGGTAACAGAGTAGAATCTCGACTTCGTCTCTGTTCAGGCGTCTCGATCCTGCGTCGAACGCTTTCTCTGATCGCGCCGCTCCCTTCTGTGCCGCTTTGCCGCGCCGCTAAGGCACCCTGCGCTCATCTTCAGTGTCGAGCTGATACATTGTCGCCAAAGCGCTGGGCAAACTCGATGGCGGGGCTTTAAACGAGTCGGCGTTTGTCGGCGTAATGTTAAATTAATTAAATGCCGCATTGTCGCAGTGCATCGGTGACGCATTGTTGCTGCTTCTAACATGATGTTAATGAATTATCGATGTTATGATAGCGAGCTGAAGTCTTGAATTACTCTGTTCTAACCTGATAATAATCCATAACTTCAGATAACCTTTGTCATGGATACTTCTCGCATATTCGTATCACTATTGCACTACTTACTACCTAAGTGCATCATCTACACAGGGTTACATATATTAATGCACCATGCCTCTCGACGACTCGGCGACGGGGTGCCTCTCGATCGGACGGGGGGTGGGGGGAGGAGGAGGAGGGTGGGTGGGTAGGGGGAGGAGGAGACGCGGCCCGCCCGCCGCCGCCGCCCCCCTCAAAAGGGAGGTGGCCAATTTTTTAGAAATAATTTTTTTTGAATTGCGTTGTCCTACCGATTCGACATAGGTTCTCCAACTGCTATCATCATGCCAGTTTTAGAAAACCTCACACACGAACGATTCTGCTCCCTCATCGCCGAGACTGGCGATACGGCGGCTGTTGCATACGGAAAGGTCAATCCGACGGCCAAGGCTCCAAAGGTCTACGCGAGCAATCTGATGAAGCGTACGGATATCATTTCGCGCATCGCGGAGATCCGTACCGAGGTGGCCACCCGTAGCGTCGCCGTCATTGGCCGCAAGCGGGAGCTCCTGCGTCTCATGATCGAGGGGGCGGTGCCCACCAAGGTCGTCAACCGCGCCAACGGCGTGGAGGAGACCTACGACAAGCTCGCAGCCATCGCGCTCGACGCAAAATTGGCCGGGGAGCTCTCGGACAACATCCACCTCACTGCGAACAGCGAACTGAAGCTGAACTTCACGGTTCGAGACCGCGATAGCAAGACCCTTGATGGATCAGGCGTCATGGACGCAGTACTCATTCCAGACGCAAACGACGAGCCGCTAGCGCTTCCTGAGCCAGAGTCAGACGTTCAGTTTGCCCACCTTGTAGATGACGAACCCACAGCCGAAGACACCAGCGCGTAACGTAAGCCACGCCCTCAAGCTCGCGGAGGAGATCCGCAAGCAGGTTGATAGGGACGAGGAGAGGGGGATCCTCTACGGCGCTAGCCACATCCTGCGCCACGCTACGGCCAACGCCAACAACGTCGTCCTCGATATTCCCAAGGCCAAGGCTATTGTACTGCAATTTGTACAACACCTGCTCGACAAGAATCAGTTCGAGGCTGCGGCCACGATCCTATGGGGGTCGGAGGTGTACGACTGGAGGCCAGCGTCCGCTCAGGACACGTGGCGCTGCCTGTTCAAGTACGACAAGCTGCTCATTCAGGGCGCAGGTGCCATGGGCAAGTCGTTCAACGGCGCGGCGTGGTTCTACCTAGATTGGCTCAGAGATCCTTTCTACACCTGTATCAAGGTAATATCGCTCACCCGTGAGCACGCGGAGCGAAACATCTACGCGCACATCAAAAATTTCCATCGATCGGCGCTGGTCAAACCAGAGTTCCCGAAGGGGGAGGCGCTAGTCACATCGATTCAGGCCAACGAGGATTCAAAACAGGGAATTCACCTAGTCGCAATTCCTCGTGGAGACAGCGGAGCGGGAACGCTGCGCGGATTCCATCCTGCACCACGTTTTGGAAAGGCGCATCCAAAGTACGGACGGCTGTCTCGGATCAGGGTTGTACTGGACGAGGCGGAGGAGATACCGGGCGGGGTGTGGGAAGGCGTCAACAACATCGCATCGTCCATGGACGACGAGCACTTTGCGGGGCACATCAAGATTCTCGGCGCGTCGAACCCGAAGGACAGGACTAGCGACTTCGGCGCACGCTGCGAGCCCAAGAGCGGTTGGGCCAGCGTAGACTGCGAGGACGACTTCGAGTGGACAAGTCGCGACGGCTTCAGGGTACTTCGCGTCGATGCATCAAAGTGCGAGAACGTCATCGAGAAGAAGATCGTCTACGCTGGTCTTCAGACGTACGACGGCTACATGAACTACGCGAATCGGGGTCACACGGCGGAATACTTCACGATGGCACGCGGGTGGTTCCCAGAGGAGGGCATCGCCATGGCCGTCATGACTCCCTCGATGCTCGACAACGCCCTAGGAACCGTTCGTTTTATCGGGCCAGTGGTTCCCCTAGCCGCGTTCGATCTAGCGCTTGAGGGCAACGATAGCGTCGTCTGCAGCTACGGACGCTTCGGGCTATCCGACGGCTATACTCCGCAGTCTGGAAAGTTTATTCCGTACGATAGCCCCAAGACTGTCCTGCAGCTGGATTCTCAGATCACGTTCCCCAAACGCGCCACGCTCGAACAGACGACCGCGATCATCAAGTTCTGTCAGCAGATGAAGATCAGTCCCAACTGGCTGTGCGTCGATCGAACTGGCAACGGATCAGGAATCCACGATGGCCTCTGCACGCTCTTCGGGGAGGAGGTGCTGGGGGTGAACTATTCGTGGGCCGCGACCGACTCGCGCATCTTGGGAGACGACTCGCAGTTGGCGAACGAGCTCTACAGCGGAGTGGTCACCGAGCTGCTCTTCGGACTCGCGAAGTACATCGAGTTTGGATACCTGAAGATCTCACCCGGCTTCCGAACCGAGGATCTCATCCGTCAGGCCACGGGTAGGAGGTACAAGCAGAAGGGCAAGGGACTCGTGCGCGTGGAGGCCAAGGCGGAGTACGTCAAGCGTACACGCAGCAAGTCGCCAGACGCACTCGACTCACTATCGCTGCTGGTCTTCCTCATGCGTCAACGCTCAGGCGTCGCAGCCGAGATGGTCGTCGATAAGCCAAAAGGAAAAGTCATCCGCGAACGCCGATTGGAAAGTTTGGTGGACGCCATGTCCTATGTTGACATGTCGGAATGACGACAATACTTTTATCAATCAATTTTACCACGGGTTCGTCTAACGGTAGGATCCCAGCTTCATACGCTGGGGATGGGAGTTCGATTCTCTCACCCGTCATTTTCCAACCTACGAGTGTAGGAACTGGATACGAGGTCGCTGCTGGTGGGTGGGGAAGCCCAGACCAGCGGCGGCTTCATCCGATACCCTGTAGTGTAATGGTAACACTTCAGTTTTTGGCACTGACATTCATGGTTCGAGTCCATGCGGGGTAGCCACACATTTCAACTTGCCACGTAACACGCGTTGCATTACAACGACATCTTATGACACGAGGACTATATTCCAACATCAACGCAAAGCGTGCACGCATCAAGGCTGGTAGCGGAGAGCGCATGAGGAAGGTCGGCTCCGCTGGAGCTCCAACCGCAAAGGCATTCAAGCAATCCGCCAAGACCGCCAAGAAACGGTAATGGAAAAGCGATTCACCAAAGTCGTAAAGAACGAGAAGACTGGCAGGACTAAGACGATCAAGTTTGGTCAGGCTGGAAAAGCTGCGGATGGAAAGGATCGAATTCGACCCGGCACCGCAAAAGCGGACGCCTACTGCGCTCGCTCAAACAAGATCAAGGGAGACTGGAGAGACGATCCCAACTCACCGAACAACCTGAGTCGTCGCAAGTGGAAGTGCATCGGTGGCCGCAGCAAGCGCGGTTAATTTAGACTGCAGTCTAATTGGTAAAATTGCCGATTACTCTTATTCACAATATTCACTTGCGTTGTTTTACATGGTTGTATATTTACGCAGCTAGATATGGCCAAGCCCATCGAAGGAATGATCCCACCTAACGGGTGGCATTACTACCAAAGTGATGTCAAGCTAGTCGGAGATTCGCTCAACGATTTGTATAAAGTCGTTGAGAATTTTCGTGCCGACAACTCGTACCCAGCTGGGGATGTGAAAGGCGATGTGGATAACTACATCTGCGGAAACTATCCATCCTTCTGCCATGGGGTGGACAACGTCACGATCAACATTCTGAGCAGGCAAGCTGCCACTCGCTCAGGAGAACTGCTGCAGGACGTCTCGACGTGGGCCAACAACATGCTCCGATCCAAGGAGCCGATCAAACTTGTTCAAGACGACGAGGCGGAGCGACGCGCCAAGATTTGCCAAGCGTGTCCCCACAACGCTAGCTGGCGATCGGGATGCATTTCATGTATCGTCAATGCTGACCGCGTCAGTGCATCAGTGCGTCAGGCTAGGGATACGGACACCTCCAAGAAGCTGGGTGGGTGCCACTTGCTGAGGCACGACAACAGGTCTGCTGTATTCTTTGAGAAAGAAAATCTTGCAACAACTGGCAATTTGCCTACTAATTGCTGGCTAACGTAAGACTATGGCATCTGATATCAAACCACTTCCTCCGCGCATTACCGACGCCTTTGCAAACAAGTCGGCGCGTATCGACGACCAGTCGAAGCCCAGAGTACTTGGTTTGGATGTTGTTAATGCTGACAACAGCACCAACGACACCGTCAATCCAGAGACGCTGCAAGTACGTCGCACGTTTAAGGATTCCCGTCAGGCGCACAGCGCCTACCGCAGGCTGAAGCAACAAAATTTAGAGCGCAATCGCAAGAATCAGCTCATCCAGAAGAAGCTCAACCTTGAGCCTCCCTACAACAACAAGAAGTTGGAGAGCATGGGTCAGAACTGGAGGAGCAATCGTCCTACTGGGTTTTTGTCCACCATGGTCAGCAGGATCCAGCCTCCTTTCCGAGAGGTAATCGAGTCAGCTCCGACACTTACTTACAGCAAGTATCCGCTTGAGTCTGTTGATTCTGAGAACAAGACGAAGGTTTTCCGCGAAGAGATCACCAAGTGCATTCGCGCATGGAAGGGTCACGACGATCTGTTGGCTCAGACCACACACGAAAACACTTGCTTTGGATTTTGTGGATGGGTATGGGATGACATTCGTGATTGGAAGCCTGAATTCCTAAGACAGGATTACACGTTCTTCTCGATCGAAACCCCACAAGTAACAGATGCAACACCTATTTGGGCTCGTAAACGTCGCTATCAAATCTCCGAGCTGCTTCCAGTGCTTGAGAAGCCTGAAATATCCGCGCTGGCGGGATGGCACATCAACAACCTCGTCACTTCTATCAACAACGCAATTCCTGCTGGACGAACTCTGGACTCAAATGACGATGCTCGCAGGTACGAAGACTGGATTCGTGAAGGGTCTTACGGCGCGGCTTACGAGAACGACGCGAAGTACGTAGAGCTAGGAGAGATCTTCGTCAAGGAGCCTCACGGCAAGATCTCCAGATACTTGTTCGACGACAAGAGTGGAGACGAGATCTGTACGCAGGTCGATCGCTACAACAGCATGTCGGAGTGCTTGGCACTCTTCTCGGTAGAGATCGGAAGTGGCAATTTGATGTCTAGCCGTGGAGCTGGACGCGATCTTTACAACACGCACGTCGCAATCGAGAAGGCACGTAATCTTGTCATCGACAACGTCTATCTCAAGGGTCTTCTGCTCCTCAAGAAAGGCCCGAATGCACGCCCCGATACCGCACCACTTTCTGTAGCACATCCTGTAGCGTATATCTCGGATGGATATGAGGTGATACCGCAGCAGATGCCTGCGGATGTGGATGACTTTTTGAAACTCGATCAGTTCGTCAGCGGACTGGCGGAGATTCAGGTTGGGACGTTCCTACCCGGTGCGGCTACCGATTCTGGAGGTGGAGCAAGAACCGCCTCCGAGGTCAACCGAGTCGCCGCTATCGAGAACCAACTTCGTCAGGGAATTCTGATGCGCTGGTCTCGCCAGTACTCCAAGGGTATCGAGCGCATGCAGCGTGGTATCTGTCACCCTGAACACGTGAAGGCCGCAGCAGATCTCCATGGAATGCTGCAGCAGGTGCGTATGGTGGATCCTTCTGCCATTTGGGCTCGCAAGGAGATTGTGGACGCCTTCGAGCGTTCAGGTGTAGAGATGCCGAGGTTCTTGGTCGGATTTGAAATTGACAAGCACCTCGACGAGGACGCTGTGGCGTGCTGCTTGGCGATGATGGATCGCAACCTTCCTCCTTCCGACATTCTGCTTATGGCTTATAGTTCCGCTTCGGAGCTGCTGGTTGACGACACGCTTCAGATCAATCAGATGATCGACTTGGTCGTTCAGCGCTACATCGGAAACCAGAACATCAATCAAGACGAGCTCATGAAGCTCGATCTCGCTTCCAAGGTCGGAGCTGCCAAGGCCAACGCGCTTGTGCTTCCGAAGGATCACGTCGAGGCGGTCGGCATCGAGGCTACCCGTCAGCAGGTCATCGAGCTTCAGTCGATCATGGCTGGTCAGGAAATCGGAGTGTCTCCTCGCGACAACGACGTCGTTCACCTCGAAGCAATGACGCAGAGACTCATGCCACTCATTCAGCAGGCTCCCGCTGGATCCCTGTCACCAGAGATCATGGGCCCGCTTCAGGCCGCTGTTCAGCACTACGCGAACCACATCAAGCAGGCCGACGCCAAGGGCGTGCATGGTCAGGTCACTGGGCCGTTCAAGAAGGCGCTCAACGCTGCGGTCAATCACCTCAGTGCAGGAGCGATCAAGAATGTTCCGACGGATATCGAGCCAGCCGCCGCGATGCCAAGCATGGGTCGATCCCGTGGGCCATTGCCTGCAGAAATTGGAACAGAAGCATCTCAAACTGGAGTCGTTGAAAGCATAGCGGCTCCCCCGAAACCACCAACTGCGGCCTAAGTTATGGGCGGGGTGAATCCAAATTTTAGATATTCGCAGAGCGTGATGCCTGCTGATATGCGACGCGAAGACGGATCAGTCAAAGGCACTGGATTTCTTGGAGAGTACGCAAACAGAGGGGCGCAGAAGGATTACGGCAAGACATCGACCGAGATTTCTACTGGGGTGGAGCCTGAACGCCTTGGCAAGAATGCGCCGAAGCCAAACGCAGAAGGTTATGTCGATGTGCCGACTATGATTCCTACGCTGAATAGGAACGAGCTTGAGTATCTTCTAAATACACCGCTAGATAGCCTCAACCGAAACAATCCGAAACTTATGGGGCGCATTGCTGATAAGTCTGCGGAATTTGCTAAAGCAAGGTTTGATCAGGGCGAGTCACAATGGGCATCGCCTAATGAGTCGCCCGTTGCGCCACCTCGCTTTATGGCTAGGCCAACATTGCAACAATAAAGCCAACCAACTACGACCATGGGTGGCGCGAATACAAATACTGGGGTAAAGCAATATCCTGTAATTTCGTCGAAAGATGCTGGCGTTGATGAATATCTAAAAGCAAATCCAGAGGTATCTGGAATGGCGTGGGGCGCTGGTTTAAATGGAAGTCCGAAAGATTCCCCACGATCAGTTATAGTCAATCCGTACAACATCTATTTAAAGACGCCTCAAGATACGAATAACCTGATTCAGAACGAAAGAATCAGGCATCAGATGGATGAGACCAAGTGGAGTTCTGACTTTGAGATTACTCCAGAGCAACAGACTTGGAGCCAGAGTTTGGGTGAATACGCTACTAACCCACAGAAATTAAGAGAAACAATTGTTGCAAGATTAGCGTCAAACGAGTATGTACCTAGTCCTACACAACAACAAAAACAACTAGCCAATACTTTCATGGGCGGCTCACCTACCAATTATCCTGTTCAAAACAATCCTGCACAAGAAGCGGCAACCTACGCACGTCTTGAGAAACAAGGGATGAGTGATCAGGGCATTGTTTCCCTACCAGAGCTCAAGAAAGAAGTTGTAGGTACCGCCAAGGATCTAGGAGCTGCCATTAACAAAAAGATCGTGCAGCCTATTGCAGAAGGAACTGCAAATTTCTTTGGACGCGACGCTAGCAAGCCTATGAGTGCTGACGATGAGATCGAGATGGCACTTCGCAAGAGTGAACTTGGTACGAAGTAATTTATGTGGACACAAGCCGACGCGGTTAACCTGAAAGAATATCTTGGCCACTCTAGGGCCAATCTGATTCATCACCTCAAGGAAATTGTCCCCACATTTTCCGTAGAGATTGATTCCAAGGTGGAGGGCATCGCCCTTCGCGGAGCTTACAAGGAGGGATTCCTCCTAGCTATCCAGCGCATCGAAGAGATGTCCATACCAACAAGCAAACAGGACGACGCTGCAACTAGCTCGTTCGTGTCCATGTAATTTATGTCAAACGATACAGAAAACGACAACGTAGTCCCAGAATCCAACGCCATCAATGGCATGCTTGGAGCACCATCACTCGATGCGGATCCCATCGAGGAGTCAACATCAGACCTCCTAGACTCGCTGCTAGATAGCGCAGAGGGACTTAATACCGAGAGTGCTCCTGAGACTATTGAGACTCTTGAAACGATCGAAGAGGAACTTCCTTTGGAAGACGTGGCTCCAGCTCCCGTGGAGGAAGTTGTTACAGAAGTAGCTACAGAACCAGTCGCGACACCAGAAGTTGAGATCGACCCAGAGATCTCATCGATCCCTCAGCCTCGCAATCTGTCCGAGGCCAACCAGAACAACTGGAAGAAGCTGCAGGAGACCGCGACCAACTACAAGAAGCAGGCCGTGGAGGCCGAACAGCTTCGTCAAAAGGTTCAGGAGCTTGAGCAACGCCCAAGCCAGACGCCTCCCGACTACGAGGAGCTCAAGAAGTTCCGCGCTATCTTCGATACCGAGAACGACCCAGAGTTCAAGAGCAAGTACGACGTGCCCATCGCGAACGCGAAGGAGAACATCTACAACATCCTCAAGAAGAATGGAGCTAGCGACGACGTCATCAACTCGATCGAGTCCGCTGGTGGCCCTGACAAGATCAGTCAGGAGTGGTGGAAGAGCCAAGCCATCGACAAGCTACCCATGATCGATGCGGAGCGCCTGAAGAAGGATCTCTTCAACGTCATCGACCTCAAGGAGGGACGCACGAAGGAGATCGGAGAAACCGCTGAGAAGCGAGACGAGTTTCTTCAGTCCCGTCAAAACGAGCTCGTTGAAAACTTCAAGAAACAGAACGAGGAGATCTACAGCCACACCGATCAGATCACGAAGGAGATTCCATGGGCTCGGTACAAAGAGATCAATCCAAACGATCCACCAGAGGTTCAAGCCGAGACGCAGAAGCACAACGCGACGGTTCAGGATCTTTCCAACAAGTTTGAAGCCGCCCTTTGGCCCAAGACTCCGCAGGAACGCGCAGACGTCGCTGCTGCTGCATCTGGTTTCCACGTAGTTGTTGGACAGCTACGCTACGAGCAGGAAGCCAAGCAGGCGATGCAGGCAAAGGTGGACGCCCTTACCAAGGAGCTCACCGCGCTGAAGAATGCGGGAAGGATGCCGAAGGCCAATCCGACTCCAGCCAATGCCAAACCAAGCACAAACGTCCAAGACCGCATCAAGATGAACGCCAGCGACGCGATTGATCTTGGTCTAGACGAGGCTAGCGGTCTCTAAAGCATATGCCCGATCCCATCATCACCCCCCTAGTCAACGTCACGGCTAGGGCGCTGGAGTCGTTCAACCCCATGGGCGGAACGATTGTCGATCAACCGCTTTCTGCACAGAGGCTAAAACTACCTCCCAAAGTAGAGACCCCAGAGGTTGTCGAGGAGAACGACTTCGAGTTCGATTCGATCGAAACAATAGTCGAAGAAGCTCCAGTGCAAGAGATCGTGGTGGAGAAGAAGAAGCCCACGAAGAGATCGAAGAATCCCATCATCGAGACACGCTCTCAGGAGGGATTGCCTTCGTACCGTTGCGAGTTTGAAGGTAGAGACATCTTCGTTGGTTTCCCCTGCTACAAGACGACTAATCCAGTCACCTGCTTCTCCCTGATTGCGATGGCGTTGGATTTTGGTCGAGACAAAATTCGTTTTGATATGGCTATCGGAGATAGCAAGATCGAACACGCACGCAATCGACTGGCGCACAAGTTTCTTGAGACCGACGCCAAGTGGATGCTGATGGTGGACGACGACATTATCCCATGTATAGGAAGACCCGAATGGTCGAAGTACTGGGTTCAAAATTTAAGGAGCATTCCTGATCTACCCCTGAAACGTCATGTTCTCCATAGGCTAATGGGAGCAGGAAAAACACTTGTCGGTGCGTCTTACTTTGGTAGGCAAGAAGGCGGCGCACTTATGGCTAGCGATCAGTCACTAGCCCCTCGCGCACGTGCGTACGAGGACGCTGTAGTCGAGGTGGATTGGGTGGCTACAGGCTGCATGCTCGTTCACCGAAAAGTTTTTGAAGACATTCGTGCGAAGTTTGGAGACGAGCTGAAGATCAAAGTTCCTGACTACGACTACGACTATTTCCGTCCCTTCGATAGCGCACACGGCGAGGACGTTTCTTTCTGCAAACGTGCGAAACAGGCTGGACATCAACCGCACTTGGACTTGGGTCTTCCAGTTTCACACTTGGGATACAAGACGTATTAAGATGAAAAAGAAGATCTACGCTTACTACGAGTCGATCCCTTCCATACGTCAGGAGGAAGAGTTTGCCTGCTCTAATCTCTGGAAAGGATCGTGGGAGAGTAATGGATGGGAATGCAACATGCTGAACAAGACGCACGCCGCAGTGAGTCCGCTATTCAGGTCTTTGATGGGTAGATTTTTGAAGTACGAAGGAATCGCTCCATCCGCCATGGCTAGGTTTTCTAGGTGGTGCGCCCTACAGGCTGCAGGAGGCGGTTGGATGAGTGACTACGACGTTTTGAATTTAGGATTTACTCCTTCTCTGGCAACGGAGATTGAGTCTGTGCATCCATTGCACATGGTGGCGGGGAAGCGTTCGCATATTTTTTATGCGACACAGGAGAAGGCCGAGGAGGTGATTGGGAGTTTCATTGCAAAAGAAATACTTCGCAATGGAACTCCCATCCCCGAATCGGAGATAGTTGGTTGCGACATTTCTTTTCCGACGATTGATACTTTGTTTCATCCTGAGCGGGATGGAGAACTTACTCGATCGCAGCAGATGGTTCAGAAAATCTCTAACTAGTTCCACGTAGAACAGATGGAATCTCCATTTACAAGACAGGTAGTGGTTCTGCACCAAGGTCACATCGGTGATATAATCGCATTCATACCTATCTACAGGAAACTAGAAGCCACTAGGCTTTTAGTTACTGACGCGTCGTGGGGAGCTCCAATGACTGGGTACAAGTACGACTCGTTAAAGCCGCTGCTTGATAGCCAAGGAATCCCTTCTGATCTTAATGTCTGCAGATCGAGCATCGATTACGACACAACGAACTGGAGGGAGTGCTACAAGGACGACATCTCTTTGATGGACGCTCAGGCAAGATACCTAAACTTGGTGGACAGGAAAAACGGGCACATGGAAATTACCGAGCCATGGCTAAAAGTCGAACCAAACGAAGATTTGCGTGGGAAAGTAGTGATGAATCGTTCTCACAGGTACAGGAACGATAAATTTCCATGGAAGAAAGTCGTGGAGCGGTACGGAAACGAGGCGGTATTCGTCGGAACAGATGAGGAGTACGACGATTTCGTGCAATCATTCGGAAAAGTGCCCCGCCACTTGACGAAAGACTGCTTGGAAGTGGCAAAAGCGATCGCTGCGAGCAAGTTGTACGTGGGAAATCAGTCGAGTGCCTACTGGATAGCCGCAGGACTGCGTGTTCCCCTGCTGCAAGAAGTCTACAAGACCGCTCCAAACAGCATTATACGATACTCAGGAGCGGTTTACTGCTTCGATGGCAACGTGGACTTTGAATCCTTGCCGCAATGAAGCCCGTAATCGTTGCTGCAGAGCGTCAGGCCAAGGAAGTTGACAATCTCGTCAACTACATCAAGCGGCTGGATGGAACTGAGGTGCTTGTGATACCAGCGATCGACGAGACCCAAGAGTATCCAGCTCGAAATAACTACGCGTTTCATCAGGCCGCGAAGATTATGGTTGGAAAACCTTTCTTTTGGCTGGAGCCCGACTCGATCCCACTTTGTGCAGGCTGGCTCGACCGCATAGAAGCTGAGTACGAGGGATCTTGTAAACAATTCATGCTGTCCTCCGATAAAAACTATCCTTTCGATGTTGTCGGAGGGATAGGAGTGTACGGCCCACGAACTCTTGAGATAATTCCCAAGGATATCGATGGCAATTTGAGAGGTCATGGTTGGGACATGTGGATGATACGCAACGTATTGAATCTCATCCACAAGTCTCCACTGATACAGCATAGTTATGGGAGGTACGATAAACTCGGAAACGCTACTCCCCATAGGTTCCCATCTGAAAATAGCCTCATCAGGAAAGATTCTGTAATTTTTCACAGAGACAAGTACCAAGACATCATAAACCGCAAACCCTAAAAACTATGTGCCAAGAATCTTCCAAAGCGATGACGCGCAGAATGTCTGGAACCGAAAAGCCCTTCTGGGAAAAAGTATTCACAGGAAGGGGCATCGATATCGGCGCTGGTGACGACCTGATCAACGTGGAGGGCGTGATTGGATTTGACGTCGAGGACGGGGATGCGAACAGGATCCACGAGTACTTCGCGCCAGATTCTTTCGACTACGTCCACGCGTCTCAATGCCTTGAGCACATGCACGACCCAGTGGCGGCTCTCAAGTCGTGGATGACGATCCTGAAGCGTGGTGGGTACGCCGTCGTCACGATTCCTTCTTGGGAGCTTTACGAGGGAATGGTCTGGCCATCGCGCTACAATCCCGACCACAAGAGCACCTTTTCGATGTGGCAGAAAGGATCCCCAGCGCCGAACCACGTGCTATTGCCCGATTGGTTGAAGGACAATTTCAGTGAGCACAAAGTGGAGATTTGCCGACTTGTGGACACCAACTACAACTACAAGCTCGGAACTTCAGTTGACCAGACGTTCGATCGAGAAAATGCCGTCGAAGCATTTATTGAATTTATTTTGAAAAAAGATCTTGCGTTGTAATACGACGACTAGTAAAAACAACTTAACTCGGCGTGCTTCCTCCGTATGGAAGTGACTCGGTAGGGGTCAAAAAAATCTACTAATCAGGCCGCAAACAAAAACTTCCAGCGTGCCGGGAAGTGACACAAAACCAAACTTCGTACCGAAAGCGCACGCGCCTTCCGTACAACTCTGTGGTTGTCACTTCCAAAATTGGACGAGATGGCTGCAGGGAAAACTAAACAAAATCCCATGGCTAATAATTGCATCGATCTGGCAACAGTCCAGAACTTCGCTTCCAAGGATACGAACCGTATCGTTGGACAAATCGCAAAGGTTCTTGCCCGCAAGAGCCCCTACATCAACTCCATCGATGGTGGAACTCTCCCCAACGTCTCCGACGTTGTGCGTTCCGTCGTTGAGGAAATGGCAGTTCCCGCGTCCTCGCTGGCGTCCCCCACCTTCACCGCTGACATCAATCTTTGCGGTATCGGTGCGACTCCTGACCGCGTAGGTTCGACCGAGTATCAGTTCCAGCTCGCCACCCTCCGTGGTGCTGGCCCACGCGTCTGCGTCAAGCAAGCCCGTACCGCCTTCAAGGGTTCTTACCTTCAGGCTCAGGTCTCGCTTGAGAAGACGATCCTCCAGCTCATCAACGCTGATATCCGTTATCAGTTCTTGATCCAGTCTGGTATCAAGTACACCTGCTCCAGCACCAACACCTTCAACTCGAACTTGACTGGTGACATGCAGCAGATCAACACCCAGTTCTCTGCCAACGTCGTTGACAGCCCGCTGAACTTCAAGACCCTCTACAAGATCGGTAGCTTCCTCCGCGAGGAGATGCTTGCCGAGCCCTTCGCCTCGAAGGACGGAGAGTTCTTCCAAGTTCTTCTCGGCGCAGACGCCATCGAGAACATCCGCAACGACGCCGACGTTAAGGAGGATCTCCTCTATCTAACCGCTGGTTCGTTCAAGCTCGGTGAGGAGTCCATCTCTGGTTACCAGTTCATGGGCTATCGTGGGTTCGCCTTCGGTATCGACCAACAGCCTCTGCGTAGCACGGGTCTTGGGGTTGATGGCAACCTCGTCCTCGTCAATCCGATCATCGCTCAGGCCGTCACCAATGGTTTCGGACAGCGCCGTAACCCAGCTTGGGTGAACGCTCCCTACGAGGTCGGATTCGTCATCGCAGGCGAGAGCTTCAAGCGTCTCGTTCCTGAGCAGTACGTCGGTGAGGGCACCTTCCGCTTCGCTCCCCAACTTAGCATGGGCGAGCTTGAGTGGACGTACTTCCGCGATAACGATTGCAACCTCTACGGAGATTTCGGTCAGCACATCTATCAGATCCAGCGTGCGATCCAGCCGATCCGCCCACAGAACGTGTGCGCGATCCTGTTCAAGCGCTGCCCGTTTGATGGTCAGGCGCTGCCCTGCTCGACCTCCACGACTGGTCTGTAATAGTTAGGTAGTTATCGGTGGCTAGTGTAATTAACTTTATGCTAGCCACCTCAACTGCTTAAATAATACTGCTATGACTCCACAAGAATACACCCTCACTTGCCGTTTGGCGTCTGGAAGCGCAACCTTTCCAGCATATATTCGCAATCTGATCCAGAATCCTCAGATTGTGAATATCAACAACTTCGCCAATCTGATCAGCACGGTCACGCAGGCGTCTGGTGGTATTACTGCTAAAAATCTTGTTCAACTTAATACCATTGTTCACGCGAGCGGTCTAGCCGTTGTGAATAACGCAGTAGTACCATCGAACTCTGGAACCTATCACATCAACACGCTTGGCCAGTTCAAGTTTACTGGTGGCGGATCTGGTGGAAATATCACTTTCTGGTACGAGATTAATGATGTGGCTCCTGATAATGCCTCGTTCACATTCTTCCTGCCAACTTCAAACAACTATCAGCTACTGACAAATGTTGAGGCGGTATTGCCACTTAATGCTGGTGATCGGATTAAATTCTACTGGTGGAGCGACATTAACCCTGCCGCAAATGTGGCCTTGCATTACACTCCAGCAGGAACAAATCCCTCCCGCCCAGCTTCGCCAAGCGTTAATGTAACAATCCTGCAACTTTCTTAAAATTATGTCCGATATCCCTTCCTTCCTAGATACAGCAAAATTCCGCCATCTTGTTCTTGAAAAGATTCAGGATTCAGCAGGTTTTGATCTTCCTTCATACAATGGTGTTCAATTAAGCAACTATGTTGCCGCAGACAAGCCGCAGACCATCGTCTTAAAGCAAGATGGCGTTACTGTTGCTACTTTGACACTTGCTTATGATGGGTCAAACAATCTGACTTCTATCGTTACTAGCTAATGCCTTCTTTTGCCCATACAGCATACATCTCGCCTACAGGAGATGATGGAACAGCGGCTTTAGACAACCCAAGCCTTCCGTTTGCTACTGCACAAGCGGCGTTTGATATTGTTCAAGCGGATTGGTATAGCAATCAATCGGATTATTATCTCCTGTCTTTTGCCGATGGAGATGAAACAAACTATGGAGCGATTGGCGTTTTTGTTGATTGGCCTGAACAAATCTGGATTGAGGGAGCAGGAAGGAACACTACTTCTATTGGTGGAATTTCTGGATCTGCTGGTGGCGATCAATATGGAACTGGAGGTGCTGGAACAAGCCTAAACATCAACTCCGATGGATCTATCAAGGTAGCTTATCTGCAAGGAGGGAGCGGCGGAACAGGAATAGGAGAAGGATATAATTGCTATGGTGGTGCTGGTGGAAATGTTATTGCCGCTAATTTGTATATCTCTGGCAACGTAACTGGTGGAAATGGCGGTGGAACTAACACTAGTCCATATGGTGATTGGACATACGGAGGTAACGGAGGTTCTGTAACTTTAACAAATTGCTATTGCACAAATGCATATGGTGGAACTGGCGCAGGAACTTCTAGCGATTATGAAGCGTTTTCTGGAATAGGAGGTTCAGTAACAATTTCTGGAGTTCTATCTGGAGAAACATATGCAAGTTCTATTTTCTATGGAGGAGATTCAGCATCTAGTTATGGCAACTTTGGTGGAAGTGCCGCAACGGGCGGAGGCATCGATATTTCCGATTGCACATTTAATTCTTGCGTCGCAGGGTCATCATCTGAAACTAGAGGGTTTAATGGAATTGGTGGGGCTTCAGTATCAATTACTAACTGCACATTGATTAACGCCGCAACAGCCGCAAGCGGAGGATTGGCTAGCGAGGTAAATTATGGTACAGGATCTGGAGGAAACATTACTTTTACAAATTCAACTTGCCAAGGATGGCTATATGCAGGGAATGGTGCTGCTGCAAACATCTATGATGGTGGAAACACCGCAGGAAACGGCGGAAACATAACAATTGTTAATTCAACAATTCCTGATGGTTTATATGGAGGAATTGCTGGCCCAAATACTTACAATGCTGACTACTACTACTCTGGTTTTGGATCATTCGGGCAAGTGATTGTAGATGGCAATGCGTCTTTCTCTTATCCAGCAACTCAAGCAGTTACTTACAGGAATAACCTAGAATCTACTGCAAATTGGGATGTCTTTGTAAATTGGGAAGATGCAGATGGAAACTATGCATCCATTTTCCCGAGTTCAACAACCGACATTAACATATACGACAGCATTGGATTTGCATCCTCAACAAGCCTGCCAATTTCTGTAAAATCTGTATCTGTTCACGACTCTGCTTATGTCTCTATTGGTTTTTCTGCTGAATCAATCACAATGAGAGACAGCAGTATGGTTAAATTTGGTGATTCTTTTAGATTTAGCTGTGATTGTCCTGTTGATTTTTATGATGATAGCGGCGTGGATTCAGGATATATTTTAAGCGGAGGAGTTGGGCCTTTAGCTAGATTGCACAGCAATAGTGCAATGTATAATGTCTTTTATGGAGCATTTTCTTCAGAAGCCGCTTTTGGTGCATACGAATATGTTTGCTCCTCTTCTGGCGGTGGCAACTCTGGACAGATTTCCCGCTTGCTCGGTCTTCCTTGGTTCATTAACATCTAACTACTATGATTGCTCTACCTTCTTCCGTCACAATTAACTCCGTTGTTATTAACGGGGTGATTCAGCCATCTTTTGAGGTTGGCCCAGAGATTGAATACTCGGTCACATACTCCAACGCAAACAAGGTTGCTTTTGCAACTATCGCAAAACTCCCTCCTATCGCTCTTTGGCGGGGAGCAGAATACGATGCCGCTGGTCAGTTTACCGATTCCGATGTTAATGCACGACTAACTGAAGTTATCGGAGCAGATGCATCCAAGTTCTTTAACGACCTTGTTTCCTCGCGGGTGCTGAAGAAGCAACCATCTTCTAACAAGTCTACGCCTATACCCGCTCGTAGCGTCTAGCCATGATTAACCATCACGATACAACAATCTTCAACGGAATTATTGGCACAACGACATCGCTTGGGGCTACTGCTTTTAGCCTATTGCCACAAGTCGAGACTTGGTTGCGTATTTCATCTCTAGTTATAGGATTGGTTATTGCTATCCTGACTCTTGATAAGATTCTCAAAGAAAGAAAAAGGAACAAATGAAGACTCTACAAATCATTGCACGAATCGTCATTTCGTGTGCAATGTTATGTGTAGTTGGATGCGCTCACCATGAAGACAATCATTACACACCTCCATCAAGCGTGGAAGTCCAGCGTAATGTGGCTAGGGTTGCTCCTCATGTTCGTCCCGAAGGCAAAGCGGCCTACATCGACCTCCAGAAGTCGCTCGCGGATTATCAAGTCCAAGTGGAGAAGCAGACCGCACTACTCGCTAAAGCGGAAGCTGATGCAGTCTACTGGCATGAGAAACAAGTCAA